TTTCTTTCAAAAAATACTTGATTTTCCGCAAGGAAATGATAGAATATATTTATTGGATTGTCAACACTTTTTCAGACAAATTTTTTTAGGTTATTTTTCCGATATTGTACAGGCGTTTGATACCCTAAGGAAGAATGTATGCGGTGATGATTATACCAGTTTACATAATCCCATAGTTTTATCTTCAGTTCTTCCTGCGTATGGAATGTTTCATTCCATACAAATTCTGTTTTTATAATCTTGAACGTAGCTTCTGCCACTGCATTGTCATAAGGACATCCCTTATGGCTCAGGGAGCGTTCCATATGGAACGTTTCTAACAGTTCTTCAATTGTCTCGTTTTTAAATTCATTTCCACGGTCTGTGTGGAAAATATGGATTTCCGACAGATTTCCGTCTACTTTCATAAATGCCTGTTTTACAAGTTCTGCTGTTTTATGTTCTCCTGCACTGTATCCAATAATCTCCCTGTTAAAAAGATCAATCAGTACACAAATATAATTCCAGCGGTTTCCTACCCTTACGTAGGTCAAATCACTTACCACTACATTGCGGTATGGCTGGTTTTGAAATTGTCGGTTCAACACATTCTCTACTTTTGATTCATTACATCTGTCTTTTTGCGGTTTAAACTGTGCTGTAGTATAGCTTGATACCAGACCTTCCTGTTTCATAATCCGTCCAATCCTGCGTCTTGATACCTGTTTCCCGCAATCAGCCAGTTCTTTCTTGATCTTTCGTGTACCATAATGGTTCCGGCTTTTTCTAAAAATTTCCTGAATGTCTGCAGTGAGTTCTGATTCATCTTTTTTTGCTGCTGCTTCATAATAATAGGTGCTTCTGTTTACCTGTAGGACGCGACACATTGCTGATACAGAGTATTTGTGGGCATTTGCTTTAATCACATTTACTTTCGTCCTAAGATCAGCGCCGCTTGTTTTAAAATATCATTTTCCATTCTTAACTGCTGGTTTTCTTTCCGAAGCCGGATCAGTTCTTCCTGCTCCGGAGTCCGGTTATCTTTTTCATGGAAAGAACCGGAATTGGATGCCTGCTTTACCCACTTGTCAAACAGGGAAGTAGCAATGTCATATTCACGGCAGATATCACATCTGCGTTTGCCGGAACGATATAGTTCCACCAGTTGCTGTTTAAATTCATCTGTATATTTGCGAGGTTTTCGTCGTTGTTTTTGTTCGGTCATAAAGAGTGCTCCTTCGTGTATTTATTATAGATTATATGACCTTAAAAAATCTGTCCAGTTAATTGTAACCTATCCATATCAGTCCTTGCGGATTGGTGTTTTAAGAGTAACTTCTACTTGTCTATGGTGTAAGTTACTCTTTTTCCTTGCCTAAAAGTAAATGAATACCTCTGCGAATTGCTTCTGCTCTTGTAATGTTATTTTCAATGCAATATTTATCTAACTCGCTTGTGGTTTTATCGTCAAGCCTAACTTTTACATCATTGCTTTTCGGATTATTTATTTTAGGTCTGCCTGTTCTTGGACTCATTTTTACCACCTCACTTATTGAGTTCCACAATCTCATTATATTTATTGGAACTCATAATGTCAATACCTTTTTAAAGATTTTTCCTGCCTTTCGTTTGCTGTTTGACAACCATTCCAAAAAGCGGTATAATCCATGTATCAACCGCTTTTGGTGGCTGTAAGTGTAAGAGTAACCGTTACTTGTCTAGGGCTTCGGTTGCTCTTATTTCGTTATAGACCTTATCAATCCCTTTCATTACTACATCATATTGTGTCATTCCGGTCTTTTCACAGCAATATAGAAGTTTTTCTCTATCTTCTTCTGTTGCTCTTACTTTTATAATGTTATTTTTGGGATTATCTGTCGGTCTGCCTGTTCTTGGTGACACTGTTTCATCTCCTTTCTTTTGGGTACACATAAATATTAATATATGAGTACACAAAAGTCAATACCTTTTTGAAAAATTTCCAAATCCACAAATCACTAGCTGATATTCAGTTGTCAATGTTCAAACAAACAGGGGCATTTCTGCCCCTGCCATTACATTTTGGAAACAAGCGTTGACAGCTTGCTTTTTGTCATTGTGCGCTCTTCCGGCGTCATGTCGGAGATAAGTTCCGCCATATCCTCCGAAAGCTCTTTCATGTATCTTTCAAGGTCATGCATCTTTGCATCCTTGTCTTCTGGCGTATTGCCTTTGTGAAGCTCTTTGCTTTCCATGTAGCTTCTGCGGCTCATTCCGCTTTTGCCCTCTCTGCGATCACGCATTCCACCATCTGATGCCATTTTAGGTTCTGTGTAATACATTCTGCCAGAGTGACGATCCATATCACGGTCTTGTTCCATTTCCCGGTACATTTCTGGTGTCATGTGCCAGTACGGAGGTTCGTCATATCCTCTCCGCGTTCCTCTTCCCTTTGGCGCAAATCTTCCGTCTGCATACCGGTAACGGTCATAATACCGTCTGCCGTCTCCGTAACGCTCAAACATATCAAGAACCTGCTCTGGGTCTGATTCGTCCATTGATTTTGTAAGCGTCCGGTAATACATGGCTTCCGCAAGGTCTTTAAGCATGTCCGTGACTTTTCCCATCTCTTCTGTATCTACACATTCGATACCTTTTGCAAACTCACACTCTGCGCTTTCAGACAGTTTTTCGATCATTTCGTGCATTCTCTTAATATCCATAAAACCGCCCTCCTTACGCTTCCCGGACTGCAATTAAATTGCTGTTCTGAACTTCGATTGACTGCGTAGACGTATTCTGTACCGCTACCGTAACACAACAACCGCGAGGAACGTCCACATATGCCTGCGCCGAAACGTTAAAGAAGTTTTCAACTGCCGCCGGTGTAACAATCATTCGAGTTGACTGCAACGGTTCTCCGTCAATTGCAATAGCCAGTGAAATAGCTTCAACTGTGCCACCGGTAGGAATTTGAATGTTCCCGGAATAAGATACCAAAAATCTTGCCCGGCACTGATTTGTAAGTCCTCTCAATTTAACAATGCCGCTTCCCTGTCTATGAACAATACATTTTGTTGCGTTTGCCTGAGTTTCTGTAAATGCCACATCTTCTCCCTGCGCGACAGTTTGAATTGCAATTCCTGTAAATTCTGCCATAATTATTTACCTCTCTTTCAAAAAATAAGGGCAAACATTATAGTCTGCCCTTTGTGTTTATAAGCAATACTGCACAGCAGACATAATCGAGTTAAACTCAATTAAGATACTCAATTATTCAATTTTGTGTAGCAGCTACTTTTAGCAGCTACATCCTGTGTTGCATCCACAGCCATACGCATAAGCGTTAGGATTTGGAACAACATATGCCGGGATTGCAGCCGGATTTACAGCGTTGATGATCTGCTGTGTCTGCGCTGACATTGCAGTAGTGAGCAATGCAGACTGGCGATCCTGTGATGCGGCTCTTCTTAAGTCATTATTTTCTGCCTGTAAGGAAGAAATCTTTTCCTGACACAGGTAATCAAGGATTGCCCTTGTTCCTGCCTGCTGGCTGTCGATAATGTCTCTTGTGTTGCTGTTCATGGTGTTCTGAAGTGCACAGGTGTTCTGTGACATATTGTAGTTTACACCCTGGATAGCTTCCCTGGTCTCGCAGCAGCAATTAGCCAACTGGGACTGTAAAGCATTCTGCGCCTGCATAAGTGTCACGTTTGTGGTATTAAATCCCTGCTGTGTCTGGTAGCCAAGGTTGCAGATTGCATTGTCTACACCATGGAAACCGTTCATAACGGCGGTATTCTGTGCGTAAAATCCATCACAGAGACCATTTGTGATACCATCTAACTTTCCGATGATAGCCTGCGTGTCAAACCCACGCTGAATTGCAGAGTCGGTGTATGCAGATGCTGTCGCTCCCATACCTCCGTTTCCTCCCCAGCCATTGCCGCCAAAGCCGCCCCAGCCAAAAATCATAGCGAAGATAATGATAGCCCACCAGCCATCGCCGCCCCACATGCCATCATTGTTTCTTCCGTTTCCTGTCACTGCTGCAATATCAGCAAGACTAGGCATTGCATTTCCATTAAACATTTTGTTTACCTCCATCTGATCTATTTACAAATGGGATAACCGGTTATTTTGCGCGCACCCCAAAATGTACTAATGATTAAACATGCTCATAACTTTCTGTTTTGCTTCATCTACCGTAATTCCTCTTTCTTTACAGAGATTCTCTGCCATTGTCTTAAGTCCACCTGTATCTCCGCTTTGATACATTTGCATGGCATTTTTTGCCATAGGATTGTTTTGAACCTGCGGAGAATTCATCATTTGATTTAACAATAATTGTGCCGGATTCATTCTGGATCACTCTCCTTTTTTACCTGTGAAGTTTTTCTTTGACTGCTTGGAATTTTATCTAATCGGTTTTCTATCTGTTCAATCTTCCCAAAAAGTTCATCAAACTTCTGCATAAATGCACCTGTGCACTCGTCTGATAGGTCAAATTTCAATTTTTCAGTATCATGCGATAAATTGCTAACAGTATCATGCGAAACTGGCTTAAAAACGATTGTGCGAATTGTGCCATCTGCGTTCCAACTTTTAGCGTATATTTCTGTCATATCCTGTTTTGGGAAAAATGCAACGCTGCCATCCATTGGCACATCATTGGCAGTGATGTTTTCTACCGCCGGAACTACTTTTCCATTTATGCCAAAAGTTTGAACCGGGATCTGCTGCTGAATTTGCTGCGGTGCCTGCATATAATTTTGTGTATTATCAATGCGTGGCTGATTCATATACGGATTGTATGCGTACTGCTGCCCGTATTGCTGCATCTGCTGATTATAAATCGGATTCTGGTATGCTCCGCTCATATTCATCCTGTTTGACCTCCTCTAAAACATCTTCTATTGCGTGTATGATAGACGACTGCGTTGACAAGTCCAAGGACTGTAACTCTTTTCTGGCAAAAATTTTTTCAAGAACTTCATCTGAAAACACCACCATCCCTCCCTTTGATTATATTTTTGCATAAAAAAAGGCGGCAAAACCGTCACGATTCCGACAGTTTGCCGTCAAAAAATACAACAAAAAAAGAACGCATTAAGCGTCCATACATCCGTTCGTGTTACCTTTAGTGTTACCTTTGATTTTGACCTTTAGAAAAGACACCATTCAAAAACTCCTTTCTTTCAGTAAAATCAAGGCTTCACAAGGTTTTCTTAAACAAAAATAAAGTAGCGGAAGGGAGATTCGAACTCGGTATCAATTCTCTCAAACCCGCATAAATACTGAATTTCTTTATCTCCAAAGGTGTTACCTCGTGTTACCTTTTACATTGATAATGCTTTTGCAATATATTCCTGCATTTCACTCTCTGTCTTGTTATTAAAATAGTAATGATCGAGAGTTGTTCTGATATCTGTATGCCCCATTTGTGTTTTTATTACCGATTCTGGAACATTTCCATCTATCAACTTTGTTGCATATGTCTTTCTTGCCTTGTGAATTGAACGTTCACCAATTCCTATTCTATCACATATCACATATAGCCGCCTTGTAAATGCCTGACCTTTTATTCGTTTACCGTTTTTCATAAAAATATATTGCCCAAATGGATTGAGCATTTTTATTTTTCTCATAAGTTCTTTGGTATCTGCGGTAATTATAACATCTCTAAACCCGGCATCACTTTTAGGAAAATTTTGAACATCAAATACATATTTGCCATTATCATCTCTATATCTTATTTCTGTCTTTGATATATGTATCTTATTTTCTCCGACATCAGACCATGAGAGGGTAGATATTTCCCCAACTCTCAATCCTGTTTTAAATGCCAAAATAATGCCAAGTTCTATCAATGTAGGCTCATTTTCCATTACAAATCGTTCAATTAAAAGTTCCTCATCCTTAGAAAATACCAATTCGCAGTCTGACTTATGGTTCTTTTTAAATGACTTTTCCGAAATTTCCAAATCACCCATAAAACTGGTTATGCTCAGGCTGGTATAATGTTTTTTCTTTGCATATTTGAAAATTCCGTTAATCAATATCCGCATATCAGAATAAGCTTTTTGCGTAAGTTCCAGTTTTGAAATAGCTGTTTTTATGAATGATTCCAATATTTCTTCATCAATGTACCGGATTTTTCTATTTGCAATCGGCAAATACTTATTTTCAAAAAATCTTTTAAAATTTGTCTCGTACTTGTCCTTTGTCTGTCTTGTTATTTCACCATATTCAAGTTTTTCAGAAATCCAATTAGAATATACCTGAATAACTGTAGGTTCATCCTCCTTAGCTTTATAGAACTTTACTATTTCATCTTCAATTGCTTTTTCAGATGTTCTCTTTACAAGTCTCTTTCCTCTCTTATTATCTTCATCTGGCAAATATGTGTAAAACTTTCCATCTTTTCCTTGCCAAATGCTGTAAGTGTGTTTTTCAATAAATTTTTTCCTTTCGTTCATTTCAATTTTTTTCTGAATGGTGTCTATGTTGATAATACCATTTTCGATGGCAATATTCAACAACTCACTATTTGAAAGATTTCCCGTTTAACTCACCTTCTAACTTTTTTACTTTCTGTTTAATATCAAAAATTCTTCTTTCCACTGTTCTTGTTGATACGCATAGTCTCATGGCTATTTCTTTTGAAATAAGTCCACGGGCAAGAAGATAAAATATTTCTTCTTCCTGCTCCGTGAAATTGGCGTTTTCAATAATTGTTTCAAGCTCTGGCTTAGTCAGTTTTGAAAACTTCATAAGCCACTATCCTCCAATATTTTATTCTTCTCCCTGCCAGATCTTCTGTGTACCGTCCATCATTGCCACATATTTTCCGTAGCTCATCCCGGCTTCTCTTGCTTTTCTTAAAACATCATCTAAAGTGCTGTTCCTACATGTTTTTGCGCTTCTTTTCTCTCTGTCTTTTCTTCTGCGGTATTCATTTCTGCAATCCTTTCCACAGGTAAGTGCTCTGACTGATATTGATTTATATTCTTTTCCGCAGATCACACACTTTTTTGTATATACCTTGCTATTGAGCATAATTACACGTTCTCCTTAATCATAACAATCCCTGATATCATCTACGTCTCCTGCCAAAAAGCTGTCAAATACTTCTGCTACTCTCTCTATAAGGTCTCCATCATGTCCATTCACTCTCATCTGCTCCGAGAAATCTTTCTGTGAACACTGAAGTAAACCATTTCCCGACCTTGTCCATTCTTTTCTGTAAGTTATTCCATTCAATTCCAATGTTTCATTAATTCCGTTTTCCGTCAGTTCTACCGTATATTTCATGTAATTCTTCCTCTCTTTCTGCATTATATTTCTTCCACGCAACAATTTTGCTTCTATAAAAATACTCTGGATCTCCACTAAAGCACTTACCTCTTGTAACAGAATGTCCTTTGCACATAAGAGTGCCAACAAATTCACGCTGTGGCAAAAGTAGGTTGTCGTTTGCTGACAATAAGAAAACCTTTGTATCTAACGGACAACTGTCCATGTCATAATTCCAATCCATCTGTGCCCCTCTCTTTCCATATCATCTCCCACCTCCGCAGCATATACTATTACGGGAGGTGGTATGATGATCGCTTGGTTTTGTTATCTGGTTCTAAAATAAACTCATCTGGTTCTCGTCGTACTGATAAATGCGTCCAGTCATGATCCTCCCTAACTGACGCAATCTCTCCACCCGTGGTTTTTGCTTAAGATTTGCCATATAATTATTGTCCACTTCCGGCGGTATGGATAAATAACATTCCTACGGTAATGACAACTGATTTTCTGTGCAGGCCTCGCGGATCTTTGACTGATAATAAATGATATGATTCCGTGTTAGATTCATATTGCATCCATCGGACCAGAACGGATCATTACACCCGTTCTGATTGATAACTTTCCAGTGTTCTATTTCTCTGCGGATGCACTGGCAGTACTCTTTCACTTTATCTTCTGCTGTCTGTATCATGACAGCACCTCCACAAAGTTAAGTTTCATCTGTGGATCCGGCTCATAGTTCATCCACACCGTTTCCATCCGCGGCTTTCCGTGCTCCGCACAGCTTGAAAACTGTTTTTTCTCCCATCCGTTCAGATAGTCGTTGTACATTTCTGACTCATAACCAGAAATCATAATCTTTGCTTTACTCTGCAGTAACACTTTTAATAATTCCTCGTGATCCGCATCCGTCATCTCATGTTTATACTGTTTCCCGGTTCTGGTACTTAAAACATATGGTGGGTCAATGTACATAAAAACATTGCTGTAATTAAATCTCTCAATCACTTCCACCGCCGGGCGGTTCTCGATCTGTACCATGCGCAACCGTTCCGCTATGTCAATGATCCATTCCGGCAGACGGTACCAGTTCCATAATGCATAAGCTCTTTCTCTGCCCTGTACATCATTTTTCCATCCTACCATGTAACCGTTAGTGCGGAACCCGTGCCCCTGCCAACACTGGATTAAAAATCGTAATGCTTTATGATACGGTTCATCCGGCATCATCAACTCCCATGCATCCAGCTTATATGCATCCAGCTTATATGTATCCTCATATTTTTCACGACTGAACGGTGTAGTCATTACCATTCTGTCCAGACGATCCGCATCCTCCTGTATACACCGGAAGATATTCACAACGTCATGATCCAGATCATTAATCGTTTCGATATCAGATACCGGCTTATTAAATAACACGGCCCCGCTGCCGAAGAACGGCTCTACATAGCTGTGATGTTCCGGTATCAGTTCCACCAATCGGGGAGCAATATTCCACTTACTTCCCGGATATTTCAATACTGTTCTCATTTTCTTCAAAAGGAACCCGGCGCGCCTTTTATCCGGATAGGTTCCGGCTCCTTTCTTTGTTTTACTTTATTTTTCTGTTACTCCGTATTTTATCCGTCTTCGCTCATTCATGTTATCAAGTACGTGTCCTGTTTTATCAAGCCACTCCTGCCTTTGACGCTCTTTTTCAGATTCATACCGTCTTTTTTCTTCCTCTTTAGGCTTCGACCAATCAATCTTTTGACCACACCTTGAGCAGAAAGATAATTCGTCCTGAATATGCCATTTGCCAAACCCACTGTATAATTCACCCACGAACCAACCGCAATTAGGACACATCCAATCAGTATAAGTGGATTGCACAAATTCTCCATGACCGTCTGAATGCAACTCGTGATGCAAACCTGTTTTTGTCTCAAGAATCGGCTCTGCTCCGTCATCTCTGTCAAACACCTTGATTTCTTTTTCCTCATCAATGACGGCATAAATCTCTTTGCATTCCTTAAGCCCAATTTTTGATTCACTGTTCAATCTCATAAATCTATGACAAATATGCTTTTTTAAAACATCAGAATCAATATATCTTGCCATGTCATTACTCCTTTCTCATCCCATCTGTTTTTAAAATCTCATCCAAGCAAGCGTTCCAACCAGATGTAAACGCTTTTCCCAGTCCACCAAACTCGTATTTTTCAACCGGAAGTTCCTCTTTTCTCTCCGGCAACTCTCGTAGGGGACAAAATTCGGGTCTACATGCTATATAATCTGTTACGTCCTCGCCCATTCCCGGTATTCCACAATACAATGTTTTTTCTCCGTATCTTGGCGGTTGCTCATCATCTACGAAATCGCACATATCACATGATTCCGGCATATCCATAATCAATACTGCTTTAGCCATACCTCACACTCCTTACCATCCAAATATCACATATCCTGGCATTAAGCCGTACTCCGGCACATCACGCAAAATATACACAATGTTCCTGCCGACCTCGCGTCCGGTATACTTTTCGCCATCCCACTCTTTTAGAATAACTGCATCGCCTATCTGCAAATCATCCTCGTCCTTGCGGATTTCAAACTTCTTTTTGTCGCGGATAACCGCATCAAAATACTTCGGCAATATCTTCTTCTCTATGATTTTACGCATCATTCACACTCCTTCCGGTTTCTCACACCGCTCAAATTCGATAACCCATACATAAGAATTAGCATCCCAGCCGTAGCGGTCAATGTCGGATTTCTTAATGGTGGAATTCCATAATGCTTGCATAGCTCCTATTGGAGTTGTGTAGCAATTATGCATATCTGTTTCTTGCTTCCAGGTAAATCCTGTTGGACATTCATCATACTGTATGCCTTCACGTTTTGCTTGCTCATCGGTTATCTCCTGCAACCGCTCCACTCTCACATTCGTAACCTTAAGCCAGATGCGTGCGGCTTCTTTTGGCATGTGAATGGATGGTTTCCATTTTGTAATATCGGCAATGTCATTTCTTTGCCAATCTTCGTAGTAATAGTATCCTTTCGGTGCCTCTTTCCATGTTTCACGAACATACAGGATATCGCCCGACTCGCAAGGCAACTTAAAAAATTTCTCTCCATACCCATCTGCAAATGTACCTCTACACGATATGTACCCTTTAGGTGTAAAAGCGGTATATCCCCATACTGCATCATCAGGAATAAAGCCTTTTACAATTCTTCTCGTTGCATCTTTTCTCCCATCCAGAATCGCCCGAACCATTTTTGTGTTAAATAATATTGGTTTAATTGCCATCTACACCACCTACTTTCTCAAAATAAAATGTAATTGGTTGCTTATTGGGAATTACTAAACCAAAGCGAACCGCATTTTTATAAGTTACGCTATCCCGCATCAAGGTATCTGGCATTGCTTCAACCATCTTTCGGAATCCCTCAAGAGTAGAACGGCTTTTATAATGATTGCAACTCCGGCAGGCAGGGAGCATATTATCCACCGTGTCCGTTCCCTGTTCGCTCCAACCGTTTAAAGGAATAACATGGTCTACTTGCATATCCTTGTACTCTAATTCACACCCACAGTAAGCGCAATGACCGTTGTATTTTGCATATACTTGTTTTCTAACAGATTTAGGAATCGGTTTTCGCATCTACTCCACCGCCTTTCACAATCTCGATTGCGTGCTCATAACTTCTTGCTTTCTCTTTTCCCAAATTCCTGTTATATGCATTCTCACAAAACTTTCTCTCATTTTCCAACTGCTCCACAACCTTGTCTACATCATAAGCCGTCGGATATTCTTCTAGTAAATACAATACTGCATTTGTATTTACTAAAGTTCCATTGCTTAAAGTAACCGATTTTAAATCTTTCTTCAGCGCATCCGCATCAATCAGTCTCATCGTTCGCCCTCCTGTTCCAATCTGTAATTGCTTTCGTTCGCTCGTCTTTCCCTGTTCTGATGCCTCCGTCCTGATCCATGTACATCTCACATTCATAGCTTTTTGGAAATTCTATTCTGCATTTCATACATTTGATTTTGAACATTACCCCAACAGATGATTGTGATGACTTATTTGTAATGGTTAAGAACATTGCGTTTCCACCGCAGAACGGACATGGCTTCAATGTTTCGTTCATTCTTCATCCCCCCAATCTAATTTCTGACCACAATCACAATATACGGTATCCTCTTCCAATATGTCTCCACAGCAAGGACATCTCCCTATAAGACCGACATAGCTGTCTCCGTCTTTTACCTGGGATATTGATTTCACTTTCTTCGCTGTCTGCTTCTCCACCGCCGCCAGACATTCTTCCGGCGTGCCGATTTTCCGGTATTTCTGGATTTCTTTCAATGCATTGATTGCCATCTCGTAACATTGGATTTCTCTTTTTCTCTCGTAATTCTGTGTACACATTTTGGCTAAATCAATAGAAGTCTCAAGTCCTTTAATTGCTTCATTCTCCGTCATGGCTCTATCTTTCATTTCTGCCAATTCCTCCTGACTGAATTTTGTGTAACCGATTCCACAATTTGTAAATCCTCCCGCTCTATACGCTATGGTTCTCGGCATCTTGCACCTCCAACAGTTCCGGATTGTCAAATCTGTTACCATTAACTTCAATTGTGCTTCCATAGCATTCTTTAAACTCAGATTTATGACCGTCTGCATCTTCAACATTCCAACACATATCCTCTTGATTCCAGATAATCTCGTAAAAAGCTCTTTCGTCAGAATCCCATACTATATCATGTTCAAACACCAGCTTTTTGTTCTTATCAGGCATTGCGGTGCACTGGCAGATGGTAGATGGATCAACGGCATAAAATTCAACATCCGCATCTTCATACGCTTCAATTTCTCTGATCTCTCCGTCTGTGTCATAACTTGGCAATCCGTATACCCATATTCCATTATCAATCCGCTTTGCGCGGTATAAAAATCTATTCTCCATCGCGTTCCACCTTTTTCCCTTTACAAACTCCTCTGTGTTCATGCACGGAAAATGAAATACTTCCGGTCTGCTTCATGTAAGTCAATTTTTCTCCGGTCAACTCACATTTATGTTTACGTTCGTTTAAATACTGACATCTTCCATCACAGTACATCACTTTCCCCCTCCATTTCTTTCAGCTTGGCTTCGGCTTCCTCTCTAGTAAGGAATATCCTTTCGCCAATGTCGCACGGTAAATAGCAACTCTCACCCATATCAGTGTCATTTATAGCATCAATTCTCATAACAGTTCTGTCTTTATGAATCTGCTTGATATATAACTGGATAACGCGCATCATAATAACTGGCTCTTTCGCTCCTTTATTTACCCTATACAAAGTATCTCCAACCTTGCACGGCAACCGCAGAAGTAATCCCTGCTCTTCGGCTTGCTCTCTATTTGCAAGTCTTTCCGCAATCTCTTCCAGGGCTTTGTATCTTCCATCTTTCGCAAGCTGGGTAATGGTAATTCCCTCATCATCCGGTAAATCTGCTGGATGAAATAAAACTTCTCCATTCTCTGCCACATATGTTAATCTCTCCATGCTATCCCTCACTTTCTGCCTTAAGCCATTGTTCCACCTCTGTAACAGAACACATTGCTACGCCGCCCTCAATGGTCTTTACGATACCCTGCTCATATGTTTCGATTGAGCAAAGGAAATCTAAAAGTTCTTCATCCGTCATGCTCCGGATCCGGTCTGCATTGGTCTGTGGCTTTTCAATATGTGGCTTTTCTGCATCTGTGCTGTACGACTCCGGCAGTGGCATCCAAGCATTTACAAATAATCCATATTTTGCATAGCTTTTGTCATCATCCCCCGGATAAAACGCACCGTTACCATCTTCATCAGTTTCATATCTTCCGACATCTGGAATAGTAAAGTTTTCAAACGATACCAGGATATATTTATCAGTATTAGGAATCTGCTCATCTACTGGAATCCATCCGCTTTCCTGCTCCAAAATCCTGTTGATTTCTTCCTCCGAAACCACTTTTGTTAGTGGAGAATACCCGCAGGCTTCTGTTGCTGCCTCAGATATCCTGTTTTTAATCCTGCTTATTTTCATTCTGATCCTCACTTTCCGGCAACATAGCATATTTATAGCTACTCATTTTACCGTCGTATGTGCTCCATGACGTTTTTCCGTAATCCCATGTATAAACCGTTTCATCTTCATATTTTGCAAAATGTTCTTTGCTCCACGCAAAAAGTTCAGAATCTCTGACCAAAATCGGTGTATCGACTGGAACTTCGCTCCAATCAACATACTGGCTGTTCGCCCATTCTTTTGCTTTTTCTCTGCAACGACCAGCATTTCTAATGTCATTATCGCAAAAATCGCATTTATCGCAGACTCCCCTGCATTTTTCCAGTTTCCCATTAATTAACGCAATATTGCATCCATCACACGCAATATTTAAAATCTCTTCCGCATATTTTTCTCTATTCAGCATTTTCCTGCTCCTTTCCGATCCTGTTCACAAGCTGTTCTGACCTCGTATAAGCCTTATCCAACAGTTCCAAGTATTCACTAAAGGAAATCTGCGCCTTTTCGGATAACTCACTCGGATAACGATCTAACAAAGCCTTAATGCACTGTTTCATGTCTCCAAAATATCCGATTGTTCGAACGCTTTCTTTTTCATTGCCGTCCTTATCCTGTCCGGCATATCTCTGTCTCAGGGTGTGATTCAGAGAATCAATCTCCACAAAATATCCATCCTGCAGTTCCACAGCTAACTTGTCCATCAACCATTCCTCCTATATTTCATACGTCTTTCCGATAAAACGCTTGTCAATGTACTTACATTCCCATTCCAATACACTTGCGATCCCCGTCATGGTTTCATATCCGGTAGCAAGGCAGTTAATCAAATATCTGATTCTCTCATAAACCTGTCTGATCTGATTTCCCGAAAATTTAAACTGTGTTTTAAGGCAGACACCCAACATAGCAAAATAATTAAATACCTGTGCCAGTAAAAACTTATTTGCCTGTATCATGCAGTTCGGTGCAATCTTTCTCTCTACCAGATAAAAGCTCTCACGATACGGAATCTTATTAGTTTCCTCTCGCACGTCAATCTTGCATTTATCTTTCAGATAAAAACCAAGTTCCTCGCCTGTCGTTCCATCCTTTGCATTCTCCACATATGCATCAATAGTCTGCTCAACCTTTATGATTCTTTTGTGTCCGAATCCGAACTTATCATGCAGTGCCTGATATGCCATCATACGGACGTTATAATAGGATTCCTCTATTAGATAATCCGCATTGCTTTGTGCCTTGGCGTGTCTCTGTATTCCGATCAGTTCACTCTTGGAATATCCAAGTGGCTGCATCCGCTTTTTCTTTCTTGCCAGTGCATTACTCATTTGCTCTTCCATCTCCTCTCTACATCCTCAAAATGGCTAAATACAAGACTTTGAACATATTTTGATATATTTGTCCGTGCATATTTTTTAATTAGCATTTCCCCTGCTTCCATCATTCCTTGGAACCACTCATCTTCGTTATCAGCTTCATAAAACTGCTGCCGGAATTTATAATAGTCATTAAAAAACTGCCATTCTTCGGAACCTTTTTCAAATTTCTTACTTGCCATAATCATTCACCTTTTAATCAAATGGTGTGCTGCCACATACTTCTCGGAAACCGTCTTTCTGTCGCATCCGTGCTTGAATCTGTTCAATGGTTTCGGTTCGCTCGATAAATTCCATACGATCACCTTCAAACTGAACAACTTCTCTAAACGGTGTACCCTGTCGATTCTTTTCAACTTTCAAGCCTTTAAATTTTCTGTCTTCATCCAAATTCCACATAAGAATAATATTGGAAGCATCCTGCTCAATATCTCCGGATTCTCTTAATTCGGACATTGTAGGCTCTTTCGTTACATTCATTTCCGATACTCGGTTAAGCTGTGACAATAGGATGATCGGAACGTGAAGCTCTCTCGCAAGTGCTTTGAATTGCTTCGAAACTTCCCCGACTTCGGATGCACGATTATTGAACTTCCGGTTACACCGTACCAATTGCAGATAGTCAACTACGATCACGTCATATCTTTGATGTCTGCATTGCGTTCTCATTTCCTCAACAACATTTGTCTGATCGTCAATTGTGATCGGATATTTTTCAAGCTCATCATTTGCCTTGTCAAAGGCTTCTTTCTCTCCACCAAGAAAAGCCTTTGCCCTGCGAACTCTTGTCAGACCAATCTTTGACATTCTTGAAACAAACCTTTCATAAATCTGACTGTTGTTCATCTCCATGTTGTAGTAACAAGTGTTATAGCCTTTTCTTGCCATATTCTCGATTATTTGTGCCACAATAGCAGACTTACCAACTCCCGGTCTCGCGGCAACAACTGTAATGTCTCCGCCTTCAAGACCGCCAAGGCAATCGTCAAGATGGTAAAATCCTGTCTTTACCCTGTCCTCTCCCACATCATCATTGAAGTATTTATCTTTGTTCTCTGATACGATTTGCTTCATCAACTTAGATTTCTTCAACTGATTAACTTGGATTTCTTCAAGCCTTGTAAGAACTTCCGCGATCGAATTATCAATATCACATGGTCTAAGGCTCACTCTCTGGAAAAGGCTTTTCGTTTCCCTTGCCCGCCAATCCTTAATGACTGCATCCGCATAGTTTTTCATTGCTGTCGATAACGGAGTTGCGGCAATACATTCCTTAAGCTCCCCGGCAATCATTTCCGGCTCCCATTTGTGGTTTTCAAGTGACTGAGACAGTGAAACGACATTAATGTTTTCTCCACGATCATACATGGCAAGCATTTCAGCAAAAGCATCTTGGCAAAATTCAGAGCTGAACATTTCCGGCTTCAATTTGTTATAAACCTTGTACATGGAATCATTGTCAATCAATACACATCCGATCACTCCAATTTCTGCTTCCGTCAACTGCTCTCACCTCGCTTTCGTTTCTCAACTTGACGAATCCAGTAATCGCAATCCTCTTTCAGCCAGTCTCCGTATTTTGGTATGTAGCGATAATTCGTATCATCCGGATTCTTCTCTATATAGTCAGTAACATATGCCACTGTAGCATCATATATCAGCTTTGCAACGGCTTTCCTGTTCGGCTCGATAACTTCTAAAAGCTTGTCCATCCATGCTACCTTGGCAGACGTTAACGACGTTTTCTTTGGATATGCATTGATCGTGTATTCCCATCCCCATTCCGCGTCAAAGTCCAAATCAGATGCAGGCACGCTTTCTTTTGTATTTTCTTTCTCTATATCTATATCTATATCTTTCTCTATATCTATCTCTACATTGCAATTTTGTTGCAAAATGTTGCACTCCGTTGCTCCACTGTTGCATTGCAACGCTTTTTGTGCATTTTCCCTAGATTTACGACTTCTTCTGGCACTTGCAGTCTCGCTTCCTAGGTTATCTTGCACAAATGGCAACTTGTACTCAATGGAATCTGATGTTTCAAGCAATCCGCAGGAAAGAAGATACTGAATCGTTACTTGAACATTGATTTCGTCCTCGTCAATATCAAGGGCGATCTCTTTGTAAAATTCATCTTCCAATCCGGAATATTCCAGATAGCCACCTTTTTTCAACGACAACAACTGCATCTTAAGATAGATGATCGTATATGTATCGCCACCAGCCATCTTTCGGAGTTTTTTGATTCGTTTGCTATCAAAGAAATCATCCATCAGTTTAAGCCAGTAATACCGCTTATTCTCCGCCATTTTCACTACCTCCAAGCAATTCAATAACCTTTGCCCCAGCATCTTCCGGGCGACAAAATACGAACTCAACGCCATACTTAAGTTGCATTGTCAACATAGCTTTTGCCAATACCTTGCCAGATGTCGGCTTTGTTTTCGGTAGCGATACATTCAGCAATTTTCCAAGTGTGTGCATATATGCAATATTGTTATACCGGTCCACTCGAGGATTATGCCATGTAAATACATCATTGACGGAATACACCTTGTCTGTATTTTCAATAAGCACATATAACTTAATTCCGTTGTTCTGCGCCAAAATACACTCGTCACGGAATCTCGGATGTGCTTTTCCACAGATATTCCCTACAATTTCCTGCATGTCCTTTTTCGTGTCAACGGAAACATCATATGTGCCAAGAAAATCCATCTTTTTAAGTTCCATTTTTCTAGCTGATTTTCTATGGATAACATCCGCTACCTTGTCTGTGGCAATTATGTAATCTCCAACCGGCAATGGTGCACGCAAGACTTCCATATCGTGGCTTTTGAAATATCTATTCTTAAGGATATGCAAGCCCTCTTTCTGTCCTTTATCCTCAATTATTAACACGTATTCTCCTTTCTGGCGGTCACTTTCAGCAACCGCCAAAGGTATCTCATGGCTTTCAATTTAGTTTTTTGTGATATATTAAAATTCCTTGCCAAAACATCAGATACCGCATAAATTGGTTTCTTTTAGGTAAATACCAAGGTGTTGCAACCTATTTTAATATTCAAGATTGAATGTAATTCTTGGGTTATATACGCTACCCTCGCTATCGTCGATTTCATAAAAATCGACATCTTCATCGAACTCTGCAGTTACGGTTGCCTCCTGCGTGTCGTTCTCATTGTTCCTGTCAAATTCCGCTTCAACATCGGTATCGAATTTCGCTTTTACATGGAACTCCACTTCTGTATCTGGCTTAAACTGCACCAGATCTTAAATCAACTCATATACTTTCATGCCGTCTCCTTTCAGAACGGACAAAGGTTCATATCAACCTCTAATCCTTTTTCTGCAATATAAACATTTGCTCCATATTTAACTGTTTCTTCTGTCTTTTGTTTGAATAATGCCGAATCTGCTGATTTATCTGATAAGTGAATTAGAACGACATTTCGCAATGCCGGATTATCGTTAGTAGAAATAAAGTCAAGTGCCGTTGGTAAGCTCATATGACCTCTTAATCTGTGTTCGTAATTTGGCTCTTCTCGGTTCACAAACTGCATATCATAGTTGGCTTCCACCATGATGTGATTAACACCATTAAATCTCCATCTGACGTATTCCGTGTCTGTTGCATACACCAAGCTGCCAATATCCGGGTGTGTGATGTAAAATCCGTAGCAGGGGCACTCTGAACCGTCTCCGTTGTTGTGTAGCCATCTGCCGGACTTATCCCGGTTTTCAAATGCTCGTATGCTAAAGCTTTCTTTCCCAAACTGTAGGATATTTCCATCTATCAATTTGAACGGCTCCCACACTGGGATACCGGCTCTAACATACTGAAAGAAGTACTGATGATGGTCTGAATGTATGTGGGTTGTGATTACTGCTTTAATCTTTCGCACATTGAAATCCAGTGCTTTCTTAACTTCCATAAACGGCAACCCTGCTTCAATAATTAACGCTTCGCTTTCATTTTCCAGTATGTAGCAATTACCGGATGAACCAGAGCCTAAGGCTTTAAGTTTCATACCTCTTTCACCTCAATTTTCAAATATGTGTTTATTATCGATTATCCAAGGATGTTTCGTGTAGTCTATATGGCTTGCCGCATTTGCAACTGTTTTCCGTAGCATCTTTAAATGTTCCTCACAATGCTTTCTTCCAGATACCGCCGGTCTACCACAGATTATGCACAATCCTTTATCCTCCCGGTACTCCCTTTGGCTTGTGGACTTCTCGCACGAACGCCTCTTTGCCAAACACCTGTTGCATAAAACAGTTCCGCATACTGCATTACGTTTTCCACACTTCACGCATATTCCACTGGACTTATTCATGTAATATCTGGTACGGACTCTTTCTTTCCGTGCTTCTGCCTGTTCCGGTGTTTCCCTTGCAAGTCTCTTAGCCTCTACCTTCGCTTTCTTCTCCCGGCACTCAGCGCACATTTTGTACTGCGTTCCCAATATGCCTTTGTGACATCTGGAGCATATACCAAGAGATACATAAGGGTCTTCCGCTTTTTCTCTCATTCGGCATCCTCCAAAAACCATATTCCTTCCGGTTTTAAAAAGTTGCCCTGAACAATGTTCTTTCTGAATATACTTTCTGCTGTCGGTGCAAGATCCGTAAGTCTCTGTATGCTCTCTTCTATGTTGTCTGCCAGAATATCAATGCCGAATAATGTCTCTGCAGCTTCCGTTTCAGTCATTCCTATTGACAGTTTCCGTTTCAAGATTTCCACAAGGAAATTTCCAGTACCACACGCAGGCTCCAACACTGTTCCTCTCCAACACTCTGCACCACCATTTTCATCTTCCAACATATTGCACATCTTTTGTACCATCCAGCCCGGCGTATAAACTTCTCCAAACTTTTTGACGCGTTCTCGGCTTTTTGTAATTTTTTCTTTCTGCCTATTTTCCATTTCTGTGATAAAACTCACTCCTCACATCAATAATCTGTCTTGTCTGTCCCAACAATGCCCGATTATGCTTTGCCCTCTGCTCATTGTCACAGATAAATTGCTTGCAAATTTCTGGTCGAACCGGATAGATTCTGCATTTCTCGCAACTCTTGTCCGTATCAAGAAAAGGACATGTCATATCATATGGTCGATTCACAGTAGGAAGCAGGTGCCTACACTCTTTGATATGGTTCTTACGGATATATCTGTGAATTGCATCTACTTCCTTTCTGCTCATTGGCAAAAGGTTGGAACAGCAGTTACCGCATTGGCTACATTTTCCATCTTTGCAGAAATTGTAAATGTTATCTTTCATGCCTTTCTGCACGGATTCTAAGACTGATATAACTTCCATAGGCTACTCCAATTCTTCCTCTGCCGGGAACTGAAATACTTTCATGTAATTCTGGCTTGCATATTTTTGATATTCTTCTCTAAGCATTTCCATGGCTTTCTTTGCCTTTTCTTTCGTGGAATATTTAGCTGTTATTGAAGTCTCATTGTCTCCGATTGCCTGCATCCGGACAAATGTTGCTTCTTTCGCCCTTGTATCAATAAAAACAATGCTATTTTCGTACGGAAAATCCAATGTGCCGTCATGTGATATAACTCTCATGGCAACCTCCTAATCTTTCATAAAGTCCGGTACGTTCTCGTCATTCTCAACGACTTCTCCGGCTACTTTCTCCGGCTCTGGTTCAACTACTTCGCTCCCGGTCTCAATAGCTTCGGATTCAGCTACAACAAATGGCTCTGAATTGGCATTTTCGGAAATATCACGCTTGACCTGTTCCTGCAAATCTTCCATCGGATATTCCTTGAAATCGTTGTCCTGCATTTCCTCTTTCGTATATAATCCCATTGTCAGCTCCGGGCAATTCAGACTGGAGAAGAAAGATGCGGCTCTGTAACGAAGCATTAACTGTGGCATGGTTTTCCACTTACTACCGTTCTTACTAAGCCATCCCTCGGCTTTAGCCATTTCCATGTCCACGGTCATTCCCTCAACTCTACGACCATTTTTCGTAGTCCAAGCAAGGCACGAATAAGGCTTGCCATCTTTATCTCTAGTTTCCTCAAACTGTAATTCCATATCGAATTTGCCGGAATTATTGATTGCCGCAATCAGAAACTTTGAACTCCAAGACGGTCTACCCTGAATCACATACAGATTCTGCATAACCATCAGTGGGCTTACTCGCAGTCTCTGCGCCTGCTCAATAGCAATCAGACAGTTTGCATCGTTCTTCTGGAATGTTGCCGGAACGATAGTTGAACTCGCCAACGCCTTTGCCATCTGCATAGCCATAATGAAATTATCTGATGTTCCAAAAATTCCAAGGCTATAGTCTGTAACCTTGTTGTTGCTGTGTGCAACCTCTGTCTTTTCCTCTTTCTTTTCCTCTGCCTTTGCTACTGCTGTGTTCTCTGCCATAATTATTTTTCCTCGCTTTCTTTCCTTATTGCTTTTTTAAATGCTCCATTTTTAAGAAATTTCAAAACAAGATTGAGTTGCATATTCTTGAAAACCTCTATGTGCTTTGTACTGTGATACCACATTACCCATTCCTGTTTCAAAAGTTCCTCAATGCTTGTAATCTGCTCACCCTCTGCGAATTTTCGCTGACTTAAAAGGTATTCCCTGTGTTTTTGAATGTTCTCGCATTTTGCGCACTCTTCGGAAGAATACCTTGAACAATGCTTTCCATTAAGGTTTACAGACAATGCACAATATCTACATGGATTAACTCTCATCGTCACCACCGCTTTCCGGTTCTTCACACTTCTTCACAACTGCCACCTTATCAGCGCCGTAGGTTTCCACCCACTTCATATCCACGGTTTCATCAGTAACCGTCAGCTTTGCACCTTTGGCATTTACAACCATGTCACCGGCTTTTACAGAATCCTCGGTGCGGTATGTATAACTTCTGGTGCTGTTTGGAAACTTTGCTTTGATATAATTCATTCTGACACCTCGCTTTCCGCTACTTTCTTTTCCTTTTCAAATTCTTCTTTACTGCAAATCAATAATCCACCAATATAGCTATCTGGCTTTGTGAGTAATTCTGTAACAATTTCATTTGGCATAGCGATTGCCACATTTCCCCATCCGTCCTTGCCACTATGAGCAGATATGATATTGGATAATGGGGAAAGCTTTAAGTCCTTGTTATTCTTCTGTGACATCCGTTCCATAATCCCTAATGTTCCAATACTCATTTATACACGCCTCTCTTTCCTTTATTTCTTGTGTCTTTTTCGCAATACGGAAGAGAACAATGTCCGGCTCTTCCCCAGAACCCTTTACTTGCACTCTTCCAACGCTTGCACGACATACACCGTGCATCCGGCTGTGTGACGTTGTTGCTTGTCCCTACTCTTGACATTTAATATCCTCGCTTTCTTAGTGAAAATCCGCTTCCGGTTCTTTTTCTGGTTGAATATAACTGTCATCATATTCCTTATCAATAACGATAGCCGTTCCAGCTCTGGATAATCTCAAGAGTAGCACCTCAAATTCACTCAAGTTTCTAAGTGACGAAATCGTCAAATCCTTATAGGCAGAAAGTGTATATGGTTCTTCTTTTCCGTTATTCCATATCCACTTTGACACAGGAATTTCAACATTCAGTTTTTCATCATGCTCATTTTCAAATGTGATAACTGCTCTTTGCATACTGCTCCATGATGGTTTATCTTCCAACTCAAACCGCATTTCACATTCCACTGATTGATAAGAAATGCCATCATCGTAATCAATGCCTAAATCTTCTGTGTCAATGTCCCTTTCACACTGTTTAATCCATGCCTTGAACAAATCCGTAAGTTTGATTTCTTTCTGCTCCGGCTCCATCATAAGGTCTTTAAAATTCTCCAAAATCTTTTTATTTCCAATACAGAAATCCGAATTAACAATCTCTGTTAAAACAGAATCAAGTTTAGGAAGATACTCTGAAAAATCATAACTCTCAATGTATGGAACCATGACTTCTTTTACCTTTTCCTCAATGGCATGCTTTGCATCTCCCCAGCGAAAAGCATCTTCGATTGTTCCTCTCAATGCATTCATAAATTTTTCTTTGACAATTTCACTTACTTCATCCGAAGATAAACTTTCCGATGCTATTTTCAATAATTCTTCTTTCATTTACACACCCTCCACTTTCAACTGTTTGTCCTCGGAAACTCTCAAAAGAATTAACTGTGCATCCATATCCGGCACATTGAACTCATTCAGCGATTCGGCGTTATCTACGAAAATCGGCACGTTCACACCGTACAATTCGCTTAACGAGCGGATAATATCAAGTCCGGCTACAATTCTGTGACCACTGTTCAAAGTCGAATACGGTACGCCATTTACGGTACACTCGCAACAATCTTTCATGCCGCCATTTAACTGCATTTCGAAGAGTTTGAAATTAACTGTCTTGAAATGGCTATTGATAGATTCAGAAACCTTATCCAGCTTGAAGCGGATGAACTCTTCCAGTAAGTAAAGCATCTGTTCCTGGTCGGCAACTTTCTGCCCGATTTCTTTTTGCTCGTCACGAAGCGTTTCGATACGATCATCAATCGCAACATTGTTAGCCGCCTGCGCAATAACCTTGTTCACCTCTTCAAGCTGACTCTGCAGATCGGCTTTCTCGGCTTTTAAATCAGTAACAACCTTGTCTGCGCCCTCGGATTCAACCTTTGCAATATCAGCAAGAATCTTGTCATGTTCTGCTTTCAGCTTCACATATTCTTCATTCTGCGAATAATCAGCTTCTTCTGGGATCTCGGATAACAGTTTGCAAAGTTCCTCTTTATTCGTAAAAGTCCCCTGCTCCTGTTTCTTTAAGGAATCTATTTCCATTTGCAGATCAGCATTTTTCTTTGTCAGTTCCTCGATAAGATTTTTCTTCGCAAACCCATATGCCTTGATTTCTTCCAAGTTGGATTCTTTCTTGGTAATAAAGTCACTTTTTGAATCATTTAGTTTCCGCTTTGCATCTGCCTTGGCTTTTGTCTTTCTTTCTTCAAAATCAGTCTTCAACTGCTCAGTCTTATCAGCTGGCAACTTCTGACCGCATAAGGAACAAACCGTTGTAGATTCATCGAATATCCACTTGGATTCATCAAAGAGATACGGAGTTTCATCAAACGCCTTGGCTTTCTCAGAATTATACTGTTCGCCCAGTTTCTTCCGCTCTGTATCCGCATCAGTGATAGTTTTTTCGTTATCAGAAATCTGTTTCTCTTTCAAAGAAATCGTAACCGAAAAATGTTCTAACTCATTTTTACAATCACGCAATTCAGCATCCATGATGCTTCTTTTGTTTGATAACTCGCGATTCATCGTCTGTTCCATGCCGGACATGTCAAACTGTAACTGCATTTCCTTACTTCTTAAATCGCCCAATGCGCTACCTGCATTCTCCATTTTCTTGTCACATTCAGCGATTCTTCTTACCAGATCTGCCTTTGCAAGTTCCTGCTCTGCCACGTCAACGTCAACCTTGGATTTCTCGGCTTCATCAATGCGAACCGGAATTTCAGCCTGTTTTTTCTTCCATTCTGTAAGAGCTTTGGAAAACTTAGCACGGATATCGTCTGTAGACGGCGCTTTCTCCAATTCTGAAAGCAATGGCGCATACTTCGCGTCCGTCTGTGCCAGCTCTACATCTGAAACATCTGAAATAAGTTTCATCAGAATATCTCTCTGGTCTTTCCACTTCAAAGAAGAAAAATACTGCGGATTAGTCAGCATTTTGAACATTTCCTCGCTCTGTGCCAATTCCGAAACATAAGCCTTGAAATCCGCTTCACTCTTCGGATAGCCGTCAATCTCAAACGAATTAACATTCCCCTGCAATACTGCCGTATCGGTTCCACGCTTCTTAACCCAGTTCTGTTTCTGTGTCTTGGAAAGTTCAACTCCCTTGCCATCTACATCCAGAACCGCTACAACCTTAATCTCCACGTTATCAATGCGGTTGCCGTCCTTATCCAGTGGTCGGACATTGAACTTTTCCTCTCCGGCACTGTTCTTATTAAACAGAAGCCATGTAAACGCATCAAAGATAGTTGTTTTTCCTGCGGCGTTCTGTCCTTTAATACTTGTCTTATTAGAGAAATTCACATCAAGGCTCTTAATTCCCTTGAAATTCTCCATATGTAACGATCTAATTTTCAGTTTCATTTTCTTTCTCCTTCCACTCTTTATATTTTTTAAGTGCCTCTTCAAAGCATGCTTCATCGTCAACATATCCAAGAGCTGACTCTATAATTTTTGAATCAATAGTTGTTCCTTTTTTTCCCATCAGCTCAATGTCTCTTTGGTGCTCATTTGCAATAATGGCACATGCTGTATGAACTTTCGTCCTGCATGCAACCAGATCTGCATATTCTTCAACGGAAATTGTAACGGTATTTTCTGCCATCTTAATTTTCCTCCTCTAATACATTGATTTTGCTTACAGACACCTCGTATGCTGTTCTCTGTTCTTCTGTTCCATCTTCATATTTCTTAATATATCCGCGGCTCTGAATGCGTCCATTGATCTCAATATGAGTTCCTACTTCCAACTGACCAACAAATCTTGCATTTCTACCCCAAACAACACATGGGATATAATCTGATTTTCCGTAGGAACGATTGACTGCGATTAATAAATCTGCAATTTCTCTTCCAAGCGGAGTTTTCCTGTAAATCGGTTCTTTGCATACATATCCGTCAAGCTGGATTTTGTTCAAATCTGTATGCTCTCCCGGATTCGCTTTTTCAATTTCACAGACGAATACATATAATAACAGACAATTTCTCTTTTCCTCGTGTTTGTTATAAGAACGATACACACCGGAAACATTAACGGCAGTGCCCGTGTATTTATCGTTCAGATTGATTAATCTCTCTGAAATAATTAATGGGATAATATCAGCCGTCCCGCTTAATCTATCCACTTTGAGGTACATATTATAAAATCCCTCTCCAAACACCTCATGGTTAAATTCCGGCTCTGAGATAATCGTTCCTGTAAGTTCCACTTTATTGTTTTCTGCTCTCATATTTGAATTTCTCCTTTTCTTATGCTAAAATAGGCGCAAATAGCTTATGCTATTGCTTTGATTTGGAATCATTCAGCTTTGGTCGGTTCGGATGATTCCTTTTCTTTGCTGTAATCAGTGTCAAATGTGATATAGGTAATACCGTCATCGTCATCAGACTCACTTCTGTAATCGTAATCTACAATCTCTTCTGTATACTCCTGCCACTCCCCATCTATTTTTGTTCCTATATAAATAAGAAGTAATCCAATCAATACAGGTATAGCAGTGACCGGATACTCCGTTGCATCAATGCAGATGCAAAACAGAAAAACAACGGTGCCGATCATTTCAATTATCTTTGCTATTTTTTCCATAGGCATCCTCTCATGTAATAGAAAAAAGTTTTTTCATCTTCTTTTTAGGACTTTTTATTTCAAACTTTTCTCCTGTTTCATCGTCGATCATGTAATTGCCGTCGGAATGCATCGTATGTGGCTTTACTCCCTGTTCTTCCATGAACTCAAGCAAGATATCTTTGCCACCTTGTAAAATATTCATCTGACTTACAACTTCCATCCAATAAACCATAAAATGTGTAATATCCCAGTTCTGATATTCCATAAGAAATTCCGGTGCTTTATCTCCTATCAGTTTGTCCATACCGAACTTCTCAATGTAATTCCTTGTATAGAAGTAATCTTTCCACTGGTATTTTTCTCCATCGAATGTCTTTTCGATAGGAAACATATTCATAAATTCTCTTGGTGTCAAAGTCCCCACCATAGCACATATCACTTCAATAATATAAAATTCTTTTGTCACAAAGTCCGACTCTCCACGCTTTAACGACTTGCAATCAGATTTCCCTTTTAGTTTTATCAGCAAGTACAGATTCTTCTTGAAATCATCCGGATAAGCACTTTTAGACTCCTGTATTGTCATATTTTCCCAAAGACCTGCCATTTTACATTTTCTGTCAAATGCTCGTGCATAATTAATCCACTTAGGTTTAAAGTCGATCAGCTTTTTGCCGTCCATGACGTAAAAATTAAGCATCTTCATCATCCTTTCTCTCAATTAACGGTAAAACCCCATTCTTTTTAAGCTCTTCATACAGGAACAATCTTCCTTTTTGCGTCCATTCCGTCTGCATAACCACATCAGACCGCCCATTCGACCTTGTAATATCAATAGTCTTACTGTGAACATATCCAAGCCCTTGATATTGCCTGTATAAAATCCACTGTTTTCCTACTTTGCGCTGAACTCCTAACTCTTTCAGCATCTTATTAAACGCTTTAGCAGATATTCCATAATCCTGTGCGATCTGTGTTACCAGTACTGTTGATTTACTGTTCAAAATCAAATCCACATAGTTGACTTTTGGTTGCATTTCTAAAATGATGTTATTCATTTCAACAACTTCGGTTTCAAGTTCCTGTATCTGCTTGTCTTTCTGCTCAAGCATCTTGTGCGCTTCAATAACTGCAAGTGCCATAAGTTCTTCGCCGGTTGGAATAACTGTTTGCGTCTGGTTATAATAATTTTCTTCCAGTGCATCAAACTGTTCCCATGCCTTATCAGTCCCAAGCATTTTGCAATGACGGCTTGCACCTCGACGTGTCCAAAGATAAAGCTGATTCGCGTTTTTCCCAACAAGGGGAAAATCAGTTACCCTGTTCTTAAACTCCTTAAGATCTGCTCCTTTTAATAAGAAGAAATGTTCTCCCTCTTTAAAATGTGTTTTGTTGCTCTGAAAGTTCTTTTTTACGTTATCTGTTTCTGTTTCGTACACATCAGCCAACTGTGCGGTAGTGATAACTCTTTGTCCTTTCCACTCAATGACCGGCAATTCTTTTGTTCCAATATGTACTAATTCGTTCATTTGTCTCCTTTCCGGATTTTTTGCAATAAAAAATCCAACTACCGCTTGATAGTTGGAAAATACTGGTTGTCTCTATTTTGCTTTGTTGATACAATTAATGTACGGCGGCGGCCATCATGAAAGGAACTGTTATCATGAAAATCGTTAGTATACTTATCTCATTATTGGTATGGCGTGTTACCGGTTACGACTTCTTCATAATTCTAACCATAACATCCATGACAATCGACCTATACAAAGGAATTAAAAAAGTACAAAAGAGATTAAATAAAATACTAAAGATGATGCGGAAAATAAAGCAATAATGTAACTCATTTCCTGCCGCCGTCGCATATTAATTGTATCAACTGATTTCCTGTGTTACAAACACATTTAATCTGCAAATTCCGACAAATTTCTCAACTATCAATATCTTGTTTTCTATTCTTCTGTTTTTGAGTTCCCAGTCTCTTCTACTGGCTGATTTTTTGAAACGCTTGCTGAACCCTCAACCATGCCAAGAACGTAGCCTTTCTGAAAGTCGTTCATTTTTGGAATGGCTTCTTTGAGTTTTTCAACAACTTTCTTTTCCTGTTCGCTCACCGTATCACTCCTTTCTGCCGAACTTTTAATGTTGTTTTTGTTCGGTATGCGTATAATATATCACGCTTTCAGAACTGTGTCAACATGTTTTTGTTCCGTTTGCGAACTTTTTCTATTTACAATTCTGTTTACGTATGGTATAGTTCTATGTAGAAAGAGAGGTGAGATTATGAATGAGCGAATGAAAGAACTTCGCAAGGCTATGGGAAAAAGCCAAGAAGAATTTGGAAAGATTCTCGGAATAACCAAGTCTGGTGTCTCTGATATTGAATCAGGACGCAGAAACGTAACAGAACAACATATAATCATGTTACGAAATGAAAATGTCAATGAAGATTGGTTACGAACTGGAAACGGCGAAATGTTTATCCCAGAAACCAAAGACGAGCAGATTTCAAAGATGCTCGCAGACGTACTTAAATGTGAAGATTCAGATTTTAAAAAACGTTTGATCGTGGCGTTATCGAAAATGGATGATACCGGATGGAATGCATTGGAAAAATTCATTGATTCAATCACAAGTCAGAAGTAAAGAAAAGCCAAGGGCAATGCGCAAACCCTTGGCTTTTCTTTTACTTTAATAGTTCTTTTATAAACGTTAAGATAGCTCTAAGCCACCTCTCATTATCGCAATGAGCGACCAATTCATAAATTTTTTCCTTGTAAAATTCGTTTACGTTTTCATTCTCAACCTCATTTTCCCCCATATTGATTTCCTCCAATCATTCCGCACTTCCGATAGCGATACACAAATTATAGAACTTATGTTCGATATCGTCAACCCCATTTGACAAATTGCTACAAATTACAAACTCGTTTGTAGTTGAGGGACAAGAAAACGCCTTATCCCGCCCCTCAGCCAGAACTTGAAGTGCCCTTATCGGACAATTTTATTTTACAAATTTTCCCGCAAACATTCAATTTCTTTCGGTCGCAAGTTTCGACAGGTAAATTTCTTATTGTCGCAGAATGTCGATTGATTAGTTTAAATTTTGTTAAAAAATTAATTACTGGTTGAAAATTATGCATCTGCCAGTTATCTGTGATGAATTTTAAGTGCATAATTTCCCTTTCCGCCCGTAGGCTTATTATTTAAAAGAGCCGGCTACACAACACATGGTCATGTAATCGGCTCTTAGGCTCTTGATTTTATTATATTTCTACATAGTTTTTCTTTTGTGCCAAGTTGTCCGCTTTGTTCGTAAAACAGCAGTTTAGGGAAATATCAAAAGCAAGATGGTGTTTATGAGATACATTTAAAATCTGAAGCAGCTGTTCAAGTAAGCATCCATTTTAATAAGCAATATATAGATACACCAATATGCTCTTTAACACCAAAACAATTTGGCTTCGAAATGTCTATATATGATGTCGAATACAACGCATCCGGCATTATTTTTACTATTAAGAACGACTATTCAGACGAACTTACATTTTCCGTTATTTGGCAAGCGTTCGGGAAAATACTATAGATTAGTACAATCCGCTTAACACAGCCTGTGTAAGTCTGGTACCAACATATAATGCGACATGTGTATTGTCTAAATAGCAACATAAAACGCAATATTCAAAATTTTCCCAGGCGTTTGCCCAAACACCAAATGTTCTTTGATCCGTATTGCAATCTTTAAAAAAATCATACGCAATAATATTACTTGCTATTTCAGAATAATTCTCATCTCTAACTTGAAGTTGGAGAAATTTATATTTTGTTACATCGGCTATTTGATACTGTGTCCACGTAGCATTATTACTAAGAGAAGAAACGAGAACATCGTACTTGCCTTTAAAACTATTGCCTAAACTGCTGTTTAACGATGATATCGCCCCTGTACAAGTACCATTCCCAATCTTAGAAATGTCTGTCGTTCCAAGCATTTTATAGAGATACCGCACATTCTTGAACATCTGTGACACCTTTGCAAAAATAGAAGAATGTTTTTCGCCACTTGATAATTTTGGTACGCTTGTCCATGCTGACACTGATCCGTCTGCCACATCACTACTCGTAAAAGTTGCTGTATTCTCTGCTGTATCTCCACCGGTTGCCACTGCACCGACGTTTTCTGCTGTCAGTACCACATTTCCCCGACTGTATGATTTTTCTTTCACACCTTTCACGCCAGTAACCGGCGTACCGGCAAGCACATCCCACTTTTCATCCGATGTTTTGTAGATGTTTGCTCCCGCAGGGACTGTACTGCCCGCTCCCTCTTTAAAATCATCCGTGGTGGTAAATTCATCTGAAATATTGTACATCCATCCGGCATTGACATCCGCAAGTGCCGGAAGATCTGCAAATGCAACTGTTCCGTGTGGCTGCAATCCACCTTTAAGTCCTTCTGATATGTCTTTTGCCTGCTGATAGTAATACTTGGCATTGTCAGAATCCTCGCCCTCTCTGCTTCCTGTACCACCAACAGCATAACTCTGTGCCTTGGTTGCACTTTCTTCTGCAGATTCCGCCTTACCGATGATCTCCGCAGCCTTTTGAGTTGCAATATCTGCTTTTTCGGCTGCTGTATCAGCTGACTGACTGGCGGATGATGCTTTCTCCGTGGCTGTGGCGGATGATTCACTGGCGGATGTCTCACTGACTTTTGCGTTGCTTTCGGATGCCTCTGCCGCCGTAGCTGACTTCGCTGCCGCTGTCTCTGACGCTTTGGCATTGGTTTCGGATGTTTTTGCCGCTGTTTCACTGGCTTTTGCAGCATTCTCACTTGCTTTGGCGTTGGCTTCGGACTTTGCCGCTGCCTGCTGGCTTGACTCTGCCTTTGCCACTTCCACTTTGATTTTCGCAAGATAGTTAGGCTCTAAATGCTTTTCCTCAATGCTTCCCTCTTTGACAATAGCTGATACCTTTCCGTCTTTGTCAATATAAAAAGCTACCGTATCAGAATCAAAGAACTCATACTGTGTAATCAGTGCCGACAGGTCTATGTACTGCTTCGTACCATCGATCAGAGTCAAAATAATCTGCTGTGTAGTCGGGTTATAATCGAAGTTGATCGCGATCTTCTCCATCTGCGTATCGATCATAACTTTGGAACCGTTCTTTTTCGTGATTGTGATAATTCCCGTCGATTCCTCGAATGTCACGTCTGCAACAAGAGTTGCTACCTCTGTTTTCGTGGCTTTTGTGGTATCAAGAGTGATTACACGATCATCAATAACGCCAATAGCTGCGTCCATTTTGTTAAGATTGCTTTCATTAAGCGGTGTTTCATCACTCGGGTAATTCTCCCAATTAATAGCACTATGCGCTTTGTTCATGGTCCTCACTCTCCCTTTCCTTTGCAAGCTTCATCTGCTCCCGTTCGGCTATAACATGTCTGTTTGCTTCTTCCTTAATCTGCTGCAGAATATCCTTAAACACTAGGTACTTAGCTTCGATTGGGACATCCTCACACAAATTTGCATAATTTATAATGTCGTTTTCAAATTCCCGAATTTTTGCATTTATCATAGATTTTCCACCTTTTCCTTTAACTGTTCTATCTCGTCATGCTGCAACTGCACTGTGGCAACCAGATCAGCAATCAGTTCCGTATATTTCAGTCCGTAATACTTTTTCCCATTGCTGTCTGAAAACGTTTTTGGACAAATATTCCACCCTTTTTCCGCTTTTTTCAAAACATCCTGTGCAATAAATCCATGATGGAACCCATCTTTTTCGAAATTATAACGATACGATTTTGCTCTTAAAGAATAAATAAACTCAGATGATTGCTTTTTGCTTAAATCTAAAATTGTGTTTTTTATTCTTTTGTCAGATCCATTAATTACTCCACCTCTGAATCCACCTACTCCGGTATCTCCGTCTAAATGGATCATCATGTGGTCATTATCGTTTGCGCCTTTATGCAATGAAACCTGATTATATTGAACCGTACATTTATGAACAGGACTTTCAAGCGTCCCTTCCACTGTTCGAAATCCATCCGTTCCCATCTGTACAAGTGTTCCACTGCGTTTAAATTCAATAAGGTTTTCTACAGACTCTTCCGTTTGAATATGCATATATCCCCCGGTCATTTCCATAGAACCTTTTAATTCAAGCAGTTTTGATTTAATTTTGATACCCTCGGCTGACTGGTTGATTTCTGAAATAACGCTGTCTTTTGATACTTTCAAGCTGATCTGCTTTGATGACTGCGTAATCGTACTGGACGCACTCGATGAAAGCTGCTTAAATTTCTTTATCAGAGTCCATTTGTATTTTCCACTGCTTATTCCACCATCTGGTTCGCAACCATAAAACTTTCCAGTATTCTGATCCAAAAAACTGTGTCCAGAATAATACGAAGATGCAGGGTATGTATCTTGTGGATTCCCGAAACCACAATGTGTAATGTCATAATCTTCGGTATCCCATACTGTTAAAGAAGCACTGACTTCTGACCGTATCTTAGTTGAGGTCACCTCTATCTTTCCGGACAAATCGCCCTCTGCTTTGCTTGCTCTCGTAACTTCCGCTGTAATCTTGTCCTCATTAATTTTAATAGCTGCTGCAAGTTCAACTTCCTGCCCCTGTGCTCTTTTTACTTCTGCTGTAATACTGCTCGCATTTTGCGTGATTCTCGATGATAAACCATCCGTTGTATTTTTAACTTCTGTGCGAATTTCGGTTGCGGTCTGCGTGATCTGTGACTGCAATCCCTTCTCAACATCAGTTATCGTGCTCTGTGTCTTTTCAATGGTTCGCTCCAACACATTGCTCTTGCCTTTGAGCTTTAAAATACTTTTCTGTATTCCGTTCGCCCCGTTTGTCCGGTACTCTTCCCCATCCGCTTCCAAATCATCACGCAAAGCCTGTATACCTTTCAGGGTTCTTTTCAGAATATAGGACTCAATCAGTTCATATCTGGTCGGCAGCCGCACTGCATCCCCGACCTCAAGACACGGATTTCCTTTGCAGTCCGCTGTAAACGGGCGGTAAACAATCCCTCTGATCTTGGAAAGGATATTTTTTGCAATGCCTTTCAGTTCTTTTGTGCCTTTGCCATATACAAGAAAATTATCCTCGATCACATAAGCATTGTCTCCAGTACCTACGATCACGCCGATATCATTCTTCTGCTCCCGGATCTGTAACTTATTGATTGTTTTAACAAGAAAATCTTCATACTCAGCCGTTATATATAAATCCTTCCCGATACGGTTGCTTTTCGGATCTCTTGGGAACAAATCATCTGCCGGATAAAGATCGTTTCTCGGATAAAGTCCCTGTATATTCTGCTCCAGATATATATAATGAAACTTCCCGTCGCGCCCCATGTGCCCCATACATCCATTGATCTCACAAATACAGGACAACACTTCCTTGCCACTCATAGATTCGCCTATGATGCTCGATTCCTCTGTATCAGAACTTGTCTCACTGGATGGCGTGACCGCAACTGTTTTCTCAATAGACATATTGTCATTGATAAGATCAATGTCAGCCTGCTCAATCCCGAAGTACTTAAAAAAGCTGTCCCGGAATTGCTTCATTGTGACCGGATCATAAACTGTAACAGTCGTAGTTTTTCCATCTTTATCTTTCTGCTGCTCTTTATGGGATGGAAAGACAGTGTTATACCATGCTGCCACATCTGCATTTAAAATGTCATAAAGAGCATCATATGCGACAACATCACGGCACGTCCTGTCTGCCGTAGGCGTATCAGAATCAACCTTATATCTCCCGAACTGAAATGGAACATCTGTATGTCCACCAAGAGACATCCTTACTGTCATCCATCTGCCCTTCATTGGCAAAAATGTATTTGACACCGTGAATTTAATCATGGCGGCTTCGCATGATCCAAACGTCAATTCCTGTTCCGAACACAAACTTTCTGTCAATTCGAATTTTTCTTGGTGTAGTTCTGTATTTGTGATATTGATTTTTCCGTCATCAGATACGATGGATAATTGCTTATCGACCGTATCTTTTTTGAACAAGTCGCCATATTTATAATTAACCACCATACACACCCCCTATGAAAGCAAGCCGAACTGAATTGTAACGAATTATTCCATCATATGTTCCGTATATCGTAGGCTGAAAATCTGCCATATAACCGTACTGCGTCACATAATCGTCATATTCCGGGATATACGCTGTGATATAGCAGGCTCTCCCTGTCGCATTTGTGAACTGACTTCGAATATTGTTTAAAACCTCACTAAAAGTCTTATTTGTCAGCATTGCCCGTGTCTCAAACTCCACTTTTAAAGCCTTTAATTCCACGGCATTTCTATGCAGATAACCGTTGGCATCCGTATAATCATCTAAATCCTGCATATTAACATATGGACTATATGATTCCGCTTTCATAAAAGACATTGGCACTATGTAATTTCCAATCTTTAAAAGCCATCCGCTGTATGCCATACGATCACCTCCAATCAAGTTACTCTTTCAGATTTACAAATACGAACACCGTTATCATCACTTAAAAATAAGATTTCAGTTTTTCCGTCCGGCAGAATATCCGCCACAAAGCAATTATTCGGATTTCCTATTGGTGTCCGGTTTTCCGAGCACTTACCCCAGTCTATTGGTTTATATTTTTTCATGGCTATTCTCCTAAAAATGGGTACAAAAATAGCACCTACCGTGTATGATAGGTGCTAAATAAATCAAAAAAGAAGCGCATCTCTGCGCTTCCTCTTATATTTTCTGTATTGTTGCATTTTCCACCAATAAGTAATTACCATCTTCCATTAGCGATAAATGATAATCTTCTTCAAAGTATTCATAGGTTAATTCCATTTCCTCTTCTTTAAAATCTTTATAGCTTTTGTAAAGAGTAACGCAACCTTTTTGACCGTTTTTTGCAGTAAAAACATAACCGCCCAATGGTAAATCTCTACCAACAAGATATCCTCCAGATGGATAAATCCCTTTTTCTTTGTCGTACATACATTCTTCTCCTTTAGTTTATTATTCTATTTATCTGCTCTTCCAGTAAAATATACCTCTGCATAATCGTATTTTCCATAACAATCAAGCTGCCCCGAAATAGTTTTCCCTGGTTTAATCTCACTGTCTGAATCTGTAATATATGTGCTGTTGTAATTTACCACATTATTGCTACTGTCAAAAAATATTGCATACGCGCTTACAAAAAGCGCCGGATTTGTGCTGTTATTGGTCACGGATACAGTAACGTTTTCATCATTAAATGTCTGTTCAACGGATAAATCATTTACAACCGGTTTATAATATGGGTTTTCGTCATAATCTAATGTGTAATCCACCTTGTCAATTCCGGACACACTATCAAAATAGAAAACGCCAATAGATGTTTCCCCTACTCCCAATACATCAATGCTCATGTCGGCGGCTCCTATTGAATTCCCACTTGAATCTTTGGCTATAGCGTTCCCAGAAATTGCGACATTCGTGTTTGAATTATTTGTTACAATCAAAAAATCTAATGTGTCTCCTATTGTGTTTTCGTACAGATACTCTTTTACCAAAAAATCAGAATCAGAAACTTCTTCTCTTGTCGCTTCCTTGTTATCTACCGTACTAATAGAAGAAACTTTTTTATTTTGCTCGGTAGAATCAGCAACTGCATCGTTGTTTTCTCCGTTTCCGCCAAATGTGGCAATCAACAGGATTATAACTATAACCACCGCAACAAACCACTTTGTTGCCCCACCCTGCTTTTTTTTGCAATTAGGGCAAATTTTTGCTTTAGCTGGAATCTCCGTCTGACAGTATTTGCATAATTTTGTTTCACTTTTTTCATTCATAGCTTTTCCTCCCACCACTTGTAATAAAATAATTCTAGCACAAGTGGCGGTATTTGTCATTAAAATATTGGAACTGGATTTCTCTGTGTTCTTCTTGCTTCACTCTTCCATTGCTTAACTGTACTGTCATATATTACCTTGCCGTCTAATTCAACTTTAATTCCGCTGTTTTCACTTGTATTCTGTGCGATTTGTGACAGATATGGTGTCAATGCTTCTGATACTGCGCTTTTTACTCCTGCTTTAATTCCTTCTACGATTTGGCTGTTATTCGCAACCGCTGTATTTCCATTGCTAAACTGCCCGACCATTTCTCCGTGATTTGCAAAAAATAAACCATCTTCCGGGAAGCCTCCTGTTTCAAACGCTTGTATTCGGCTTAACTGGACTGTTGGTACTAAATCCACACCACCCCAATCAACCTCTGCAACCTTTGCCGCCCAGGAAACAACTTTATTAAATCCACCTATTATCTTATTTATCCCACCAACAATAAAGTTTATAGCACTTTCTATTCCGCCAATTACCGCATTCATAGCGTTTACCATTCCAGATTTTACACCAGACCACAAACTTTCAAAAACTCCAAGCAATGGTTGAACAACATTTGTATTAAACCAATTTGAAACAGCATTCCAAACTGATTTTATATTGTTCCATAAGTTTGTAAAAAATCCTCCTACTTTTTCACATACACTTTCAAATCTTTGTCTAACAGGCGTTATTACATTTTGATTAAACCAATCAGAAACAGAACTCCATACAGACTTAACATCTTCCCATAGTTGTTTAAAAAATCCAGATACTTTTTCCCAAAGTCCTTGGAAAAAGTTTACAACTGGTGTTATTACATTATCATTAAACCATCCAGAGACAGTTATCCAAATTGCTTGAATAATTATCCAAAGTCCCTCAAATATCTGTTTTACCCTAGTCCAAAGTCCTTGAAAAAAGTTTACTATTGGCTCTATGACCGTTGTACTGAACCAATTAGAAGCATTTTGCCATACAGTAGTTACCGTTTTCCAAAGATCAGAAATCTTATTTGATATCGGAGTAAATATTTTTTCGCTAACCCATTCTGAAACTCCAGAAAACCAACCTTTTATCGTTTCCCAATTATCATGTACTAAGACAACAACGGTTCCTACTGCCGCTACAATAGCCGCTACTAAAGCCGCTGGTGCCGCCGCCACTCCAAGGATTACAGCTCCTATTGCTGCTAATGCCGTTCCTACCAGCATTAGTATTTCATTTAACCAGCTAAATCCATCTTTCATCATTTTTACGAAGTTGGTTACCGCTAAAATTGCACCTCCCACAGTTGATACAATACCTGCAAGAGTTGTCCCTATTGTTCCAAATGCAGCTACCATAGACTCATTCAGGCTAAGACCACTCATAAGATTTGGAATCAATATCTTTCCTACACTTTCTCCAAATTTTCCAATACCTCTTTTGAACATCCCAACAAGTGCAGTTCCTATTCCAGTACCCTTTTCCGCTCCTAAAGCCACTACTATTGCATCTTTTACTTTTCCAGCAATAAATTTTCCTATAGTATTTAGAACATTTGCTTCAATTATTGTCTTTGCAATTTTTTTGATGGTTAATGCTCCAATTATAATCGCAACTGTTTCTATATCAAGGTTTGAAAGAAAATCTTTTGCTCCTTGCCATACATCCGACCAATTGATATTTTCTATCATGGTCTTAATTGTCTTGTAAACTCCCTGTACCCAAGTATTTATATCTTCTGCAAGTGCTTTAAAATCAAATGTTTTGAAGAATTTATTTATTCCCTCTGCCAGTGATTTTCCAAGGTTTGACCAGTCAAATGTCTGACCAAAGGAAAGTGTGGCATAAATCGCCGTATTCAGTGCCCCGGCGATCGTCTTTCCTACATTTCCAAACAGTCTCGGATTAATAAGGCCATTAAGAAAGTCTGCTAAACCTTTACCGAAGTTTCTTGCCTTGGAATAAATCTTATCCCAGTTGATAGACTCCATAGCTTTTGATAAGGCATCACTGATGTATTTTCCAAGCTGTTTAAGATTTTTGATATCACTTTCGTAATTTTTGAAAATAGTATCTGTCTTGACGAGTTTACCGCCACTGGCACCGCCTGATGCGCCACCGCCGCCGGAACCGCCCGAACCTTTTTTGCCCGAACCATCATTTGTTGTAATCAGTTTCAATTCATCAAACTGACGGACACCCTTATTCATCTTGTCAATGTTCTTTGCCGCCTGTCCGGTATTGTCAGCAACATCGCCTGCGCTCTCTGCCGCATCTGAAAAACTATCTGCAAGACCTGCACCGGAATCCTCATATTTCCATCCGAAGATTGCGCCTAAAGCGTTTGTAACCTTTGTTACAAAGCTGATAACAACCAGTAAAACAGAATTGAGTGCTTTTACGAATGGTTTGAAAGCATTGATTAATGCTCCACCAATAACACTGCCAAGCTGTTCAAACGACTGTTTTAAAATTCTGATCTGGTTCGCCCACGAATCAGCAGTACGCGCAAAGTCTCCCTGTGCTGCCTGCGTATTGGCAAGGACGTACTGATACCGGAGCATTGTCTTTTCAGCCTGTGACATAGACGCAATATCAGAATCTAATCCCTGTTTCATCGCCCACTCTTTAAGGGTTGCCTGTGTAAGATCAAGACCGTAATCTCTTAATGGACGTGTCTGTCCGGTAAATATTGCAGCTAAATCCTGCGACACAACATCCTGATCTATGTTATACAGAGATGCCATATCAGCAGTTAATTTTGTTAAATTCAAAGACACATCAGCCATGGAATCAGACAAACCAATATAGCCATCTGTCTGTTTGTTCAAAAACTCATTGGTTTTCTTTATCAAACTGCTGTCAATTCCCATGGCTGTTCCCATTGCTTGGAATCGGCTTGCCGTCTGTTTCAGTGTCAGTTCTGACATACCGAACTGACGTATAGAATCCTGTGCAAAGTCATTGACTTTCTTTGACATGTCCCCAAAAGTAACATCAACAACGTTCTGAACCTCTGTTAATGTCGATGATATGTCGATTGCATTTTTTATTCCTCTGATTGCTCCGTACAGACCAAGATAAATCCCCATAGAGGACAAAATCTGTCTTGTGAATGACTTGAGTCCAATCAATGCTTTCCCTGTGGATGTCTTAAATCCAAGGAAAGAACCGGAAAGACTACTGATGCTGGTATTTAATCCGGAAATTGCGCCGCCAGATCTGTTTGAAAGATTTCCAAGTGCCTGTGTCATCTGTAAAATATTTGCGCTTACATTTGGTGCTTTCGAAAGCGTCTCAAACAGGTATTTGAGATTGTCAGCAAGCAAAGGTATGTTAGTTACCGCACGACCGCTTGCAATGCTTCCAAGCCTTGATATGGACGTTACAAGATTACTCATATTGGTCATATCAAAATTCAATGAACCTATCTTGTTCATTTGACGTACAAAGTTTTGTAACTGCGCAGATAAAGCCGGCAGATTCTTTGTCGCCTGTGTAGATGCCTTGCCACCAATTTTCGACAGTGCCGACACCATGCTTGTGAGTCCGCTTGTATCAACAGCTTTAACACTTGCTATTCCAGATGCAAGATCTCTCACAGCAGAAGATATTCCGTGGATAGAATTTGCATCAACACCAGAAAATTTATTGAGTGCCAGCACCATTGATGTGATTTCCGAAGATTTACCACCTTTGAATCCGGTAGCCGCATCGGAAATGCTTCTGATTCCGCTTGCAATATTTGAAAGTTTTGCAGTGTCAAACGATATGCTTTCCCGGAGCCTATTCATGCTGTTTACAAGGCTTTCTATGGAATTACTTGCTTTTGCAGAGTCAGCTTTGATTTTTATTTGTAATTCATCAATGTCTGCCATATATGCACCAACTTTCTATGCAAAATAAAAAGACGGTAGGCTGTGACACCTTACCGTCCTTGATCTACTCTTTTAATTTTTCTCTTGTAACCGGTCCGCATTTCTTATCTACTGTAATTCCGACTTTTTTCTGGAATGTTCCAATACCGGTCGCCGTATCATTTCCAAGAATACCGTCCACATTACTGTTTCCATTTTTATCTTTTTCATCCAGGCATCCGTGATAAATAAGCTCCGTCTGAAGCCATCTCACATCATCCCCTCTCATGCAAGGGAATTTTTTCTTTAAAATCCTTGCAGGTTCCGGGTATGGGTTTAAATGATCTTTTACATTTTTTCTAGGGTTTCCGCTTGTCACAATCGCTGTATGACCTTTTGTTTTTGTGACAATAACATCTCCGTTGTAAAGAACCATTCCTGCCGCATAACCTCCAATGTCATCAAACATGCCGCTTGCAAGCAATACAGATCTTTCATTTGCTGTAGTGAAATTACCAACATCTTTTCCAGTTGCATGAATAATGCATGCACGTACCGTTGTGCCGCAATCTGCTTCTGTTTTTACTTTTGAATTAATACCATATTTGACAATTCCAAGCCGGTGCCCCTGACAATATCCGATATTGTTATTGTTGCAAGCCGTGATCATCGATCTTGCCAGATCATCAGCCATTTCTTTTGTTTTTGGTCTTAACACAACCCATCCTTTTTTATGAACATAAAAGTTTTGCATACTTACTTCTTTTCCTGTCTGATCTCCCGGTCTCCCACCGGTCAATTTCCCATTTTCATCATGTCTTGCAGATCCAATTCTAATTGACATATTTATACCTCCAAGTTCTTTTCTGGTTTTGGGTGGCTCAACTCATAGTTTGACTGCATGACTTTAAGTTTTGCCACAAATAGCTCTCTCTGTTTCTTTATTTCTTCTTCCGTCATTTCTGAATCATCTTTCCCTTGTTGCTCATTGATTGGTTTTTTAATATACTTTGATTTTGCTTTTCGTCCGGCAAGGCAATGTTCTACTGCCACCGATACCGCAGACAATCCATATGTTCCAAACCACATCCACATCTCATTGTCTCTTTGCTTTTTATCTAAGTTGTAAGCATCCGCATAAGGCTGTAAATCAGCCGGGCAGGACGCGTCTATATCATGCACGGTAAATCCATACCCTTTAGTGACTAAAAGCCAGAATGGGCGGATTTCCGCGCAATACGTTTCCCATGTAAGTTCTCTCTGTTCTTCTACTTTTTCCTCGGAGTTTTCTTCTCCGCTTCTTTCTGATCTGCTTTGAGCAGTTTTGATAAAAAACCGTTTTCAAGCAGCTCCGCTAAAAGTGCATTGTAAAGTACCTGAACATCTGCATCTTCTCCGTCAAAGTAATCATCCAGCATGGCATATACTTTTCCAAGCTGCTGTTCCTTTTCTCCCTCATTGTCCGGATTGTATCCAAGTTCCTCTTTGTGAAACTTCTGCGCGCCTACAAGGATTAACTCTGGAAGAAATAAAAGGATTTCGTCAACCGCTTCAATATCTTCCATCTGGTCTAATTTTGCTACTTTCTTGATAATTCCGCTTTTCACGGTTGCTTCATATCCAAACTTGATCTGTAATTCTTTCTCGCCAAATTTTAATTTTGTCATTTTCTTTCCCTTTCTCCCTCTCATATAGGGAAAGGGCAGTCCGAAGACCGCCCTGTTCTTTTAAATTGTTTCTTCAAGCTCTGGCTCGGTTGTCTGGTTATCGTCAGCCGATCCAACCGAACTATTCGACTGACGTGTTATTCCCCCGGTGTAAAAGCTACAGCGGTGTCCATGCCCTTGTATTCTTCAATGGTAAGATTCATTTCAACCGTCAAAAGTTCGTTCTGACCAATCTCCGGCTGTGGAATCTGCTCTGGCGGCTGAGCCACAACAAAAAACGCGTCGGTAAATCCCGGGATAATAGTTTCAAACCACATTCTTTTCCCGCCGGAAAGCGCCTTATACGCCGTGATAAGTGCTTCCCACTCTTCCTTTGTGGCATCCGTAAGGTTTACCGTGATAGGGAAAGAGCCACCGGTATCTGCGCGACCCTTTACATATCTGGTAATAGCATCTTCTAATGCAGATGCGTCAATCTGTTCCGGCTCAATGTTAATACCGCCGATTGCGTTAATTCTTGTAAGCTGTTTAAACGATGTAGGCTTTGTTCCGGCTGTCGCTTCTGTGCCATAGCCAAACGTAATTCCTAACGTAGACAATCCTGCTTCTGCCATTTTTACCTCTCTTTCTACCGCCAAATAATGCGGTTATCGGGCGCATCTTTTTGCACCCGGTGCATAAAAAATAGAGCCTTTCGGCTCTTTTACATCAATCTGTCGTTGGCTCCGATTATCCGCCGGAACCTTGCAACGCTTCTAAATTTTTTTTCACTGTCATTTTTAAACTCCGGCATTGCTGTAATTTGAAATCGCATCTGTTTAAAGGCATCAGCTAAAATAGCCATAATCCCTTTTGCATCGCTCTGCTTTGTGTTTGTAATGACGTCAACCTGTATTGTTTCCTGCACCGCATTTACGGATGTGCCCTCTAAATCTGCCCCACGTTCAAGCCCCGGCATCTCATGGATGTAAATAGTCGGGAAAACAGGGTCTTTATCTAGGTTCTTTTCAACCGTTGTAAATGCAGTGTCAAAATTCATGCTTTTGTATTTCTTCTGGAGTTTTGGTTTTGCTATCGTTACAACATTGGAAAAAATGTTTGTTTCAAGGTCAAATACCCACTGGTTGCCTGCCATTATCCAAACACCTCCTTCGCTGTCTGTGTAACAATCTGACGCAACTCATTTGCGGTCAGATACATAAATGGTCGGCTTGGCATTCCCTCTGTAAACCACCAATCGCCATTGTCGTCCTGATAAAACCATCCATATCTTCCATCTGAAATCTGATGTATAGTTTTTCCACTTGCGTACTGCCACGAAACACCCTCCGGCAGTTTCCCATGATAAGGACTTTGCTGTCCCACAATTCCGGTTCCAAACTCAACAAATGCGGCATGGTCTGTACCGGCTATTACCGCCCATATCCCGCCGCCCTTAGTGCTTCCTTCGTATTCCACGTGAACACTTGAAATCAGTTCCGATGTGAATATTGCGTCAAGGTCAGCAATTTGCACTCTGGCAATCTCTACGCCCTTTTCCGCGAGTTTTTCTGCCAATAGCTGACATTTATATGTTAAGCTGTTTTGATAGGCTCTAAGCTCTTGTATTGCATTCTGAATAGACTTTTCAGACAGGCTCATTGTGATTACTTTCTTCCCCATGCCGCACCTACTTCACATTTTTTTGCAATAAGAACAAATCAACCGTCAATCCCTCGTCTGCAACACCTTTTACGATGTAATCAGCCGAATTTTCGTCAACGATTGTATTCTCTTCATCTTTGTACCTTACATCTGACCGTTTCCATACCAAAGAACCGACGTTCAATGGAAGTTTCCCTTTGTCCTCGACAATTTGAACAAAGTTTGTGGAATTGTCAACGCCAAACTCTTTTATAAGTGCTTCACTCAACTTATTGCTGATTGAAGAATAAAAAACCACAGGCTTCTCGTAACCTGTGGTATACTCTCCGGTTGTTTTCGGTATTTTGTTTCCATCTTTATCGAGGTAATAAATTACATTTCCATCTGAATCCGTGTATGAGGAATATTCGATGTTACCATCATCATCAGTCACATATACCGGCACCTTTCCGCTCTGTAGCGAATAATTCATTTTTTGCTTATTCAATTCAAGCATTTTATTTCACATCCTTGCCAAACCGTTTCCACAGTTCAGACAATTTTTCCCAGCCATACATTGCAACAAAAGCAACAATAAATCCTGCAATAATAGCCGCCAAAATCATGTACCATAAAATTGTCATCTGAATATACTGCATATATGCCACAAATGCAGCTACAGTAATTCCAATGGAAAGTACAAACACAAGAATGTCTGTCGGCACCTTAGAAAACGCTCCTACGCCCTTGATAACCTGTGTTATTACAGATACAACAAAAGCAAGTGCCCCAATGATTGCCAAAATGATTGTCATATTGGCAATAACGCTCTGTAAAATGTCCATGATTACACCTCCTTATCATCATTAAGACGGGTTTCTATTCCGTCAATTCTGTGATGAGCCGATTTCACACTTTCCTCCACCTTTATGATCCTGTTGTCATGAGAATTGATTTCTTTTCGCATCTCTGAAACTTCATTTTTGATCTCGGTCGTGTTGTTTGAAATGGCATCCAACTTCATGTTAATGCGTGTGTTCTCCCTCACGCGTTCTTCAAGATCCGTGTTGTCTGTCCTTTTGTTGCTCTTCAAGCCCATAAAGACGGAAAAACCAAGCGACAGCACGCTTATAATGATTGCTGTTGATATTTCAATCGTCAAATCATATACCGCCTTTCATTTTTATGGTACACCGCCCACCACCGCTCAATGTGTGCCGCCTGCTATCGTTTTGTCAATGTCGGCAACACGATAACGCTCAATCTTCTAAACTCCTCGAAATCGAGGGGTTATAATGATTTTATAAACGGAAATACTCCCACAAACAAGCTTTCCCTGTCTTTCCAGCTACGGCTTACGCCGTTTTCTGAATAGCTTGCCATATAGGCTTCTCCTGCCTGTGAATGGTCGTACACGGCTAAATTGACGATTACATCTTCAAACTGTTTCAAGTCTTCGGATATTTTTTCATCCGTGTAGCTTTCCGGGTAATTCCGCTTGCTTACCACTTCATTTCTTGCCTGCTTGATAAGCTGTTCGATGTAAGGGTTATCTTCTTTCTTGTCGAACACAACAACATCAGAAGTAACACCATCTTCATCCGTAACGGTTTCAATATGAAATTGTTTCAGTCTGATTTTGACCTGCTCTAATGTTGTATATTCGTCCATTCTTCCCTACCTATAATCCGAACTGCTCGATCAAAATGCGTTTCAGTTCCGCTCCACTGATTTCTTCTGCACCCTCGATCCCATGTTCAGCGGCAAGTGCCTGTAAATCAGCAGTGCTCATTCTGTTAATCTCTGTCTTGGTGTACCCGCCGGAAGATTTCTCTCCCGAAACAATGTCCGGGATTTCATCTCCTGCTTTGTACCATCTTCCATTGCGCTTTACCGTGTATTCAGCAATCATACCGCACCTCCTACGCAACTTTCATAACAACAACGCTGTCCATGCCCTCAAAAGTAGGCAATCCGATCATTGACACAACGCAATGAGTGTTGATCGGATGATTTGTTGCGTATGTATACACCGAAATACCGGTTTCTACAATAGAAAGGTTTCCGTCTGTTAAACTTCCGCTTCTCTCTTCCGGTGTCTTTCCAAAGACATAATCTCCAAGGTACACGCCGGATGCCTGCGCTGAAATAACTCCTGTAGGAATAAAATATTTGGTGGCACCGTCTGCCGGGTCGATGTAAAGTTTGTCGTAAACTTCAATCTCGATGCCGTATCCTCTAAGATACTCTGTAACCTGCCCCTGCTGTAAACGAATACCTCCATTGTAAGCAGTAATTCCAAGCACCTGTTTCTTTGTGTCTTCTGCCTTAAGAACCATCTCCCACGTTTCTGTATTCATGCTAAAACGTGCAAGGGAATATCCGGTTTTCTTTGCAAACTCACGTTTAATCTCGATAAGGTCATCAAGTGGCGTTGCTGTTTCGGATGCAGACCATTTATCGGTATCGCTTCCAGAAATATCTTTGTAATGGTCTCTCTTGTGCGATACTCCATTATCGGAAGTATAATCAACATAGTAGCTATTGCCACCAATTGTTACCTGTACTCTTGGAATACCATCAGATGGTGCTAATAACTGCCAAATCTGGCGTTCCGGCACTACTCTTGCGCCCTCAATCAGCATCATCGGTTTTTTGCTGATTTCTCTAAGCACCTGGTTTGCCATGTTGGAATTTTCTGCCGACTGGTAATTTGCATACTCCTGCTCTTCACGCTCTGTTACCATGTAAGATTCACGGTAGAAAGGCATATCGTTCTGAATATCCGAAAATCCACCGACATCTCTTAACTCTGCCTGCGCATCAAAATTGGATGCCTTTAATGATACCGGAAGACCGTTTTTCCCTTTGATAAATCTAAGTTCAAGGCTGTCCTGTTTTCTGGTTCCAAATTTCTGTCTACCTAAGTAAGGTGCAGAACCAAGCGTTTTTTCATAATTATTCCACATAACCCCAAGACTTCTTGCGGTAAATGCTTCTGCTAATGGTAATGCCATTCTCTAATACCTCCATTTTTTAATCAAAAAAAGTAACACGCGGTGTTGCTGCTTTTGCAGTTGCTTCTACGGTCACTCCATTTGCCGTTACCTTTGCGCTGTCAATAGAACCCTGATATACATAAGTTCCAGGCGCATCTCCCATTGTTACGTCAACATCTTCCAGAAGATACCCTTTGCAAGATTCGTCATTGCTTGGGAACGGTGTCCCTGCCTTTGCAATCTTCTTTCCGTTTGCATCGGCACTTGTTACCATTGTCTGCGGAACGATGCACGCCGCACCCTCATAAGGAAAGAATTTTAAAATTCCTTTACTCTGTGTAAAGTCTCTTTCAATCGGTTTTCCCATAATTTACCTCCTATAAAACATAATGGTCTTTGGCTTCTGCACTTTCTGCAGGTTTGCCAAAACTGATTTTTTCTGCGTTCTCTACGTCCGCAGTTTTTTTATTTTCTCCACCTGCAGTACCGCCGCCCGGATTTTCAGAATTATTTGCAATCTCCTGTTCCTTTGCCTGCGCTGCCGCGGTTTCCTTTTCGGCTGTAATCTTTCCAAGAGCGTCATAATCAAGGCTTCCATTATCCTTGACAACGGATTTTGCCTGCTCTGCATTGATTTTTAACTTTTCCATCAATGCTTCGCGCTGGTCTCTAATGGCGTTTTTCTTCTGCATATCTGCAATCTGCTGATTTGCTGTCTCTAACGCCTTGTTTGCTTTTTCAAGTTCCGTGAGGTTTCCTGCTTCCATTTCATCCAGCTTTTTCTGCAACTCATCTGCGCTGTCTGCCTTTGCCTTAAGCTCTTCTGCTTTTGCCTGTTCTCTCTGTACGGCACTGCCGTAATCAGCAATGATTTTCTCAACATTTTCCTCACTGATACCCATTGCAATTAACTCTTCTCTTTTCATTGATTACCTCCGATATGTCTTTACGAATTTTTGCGGTGCAACGACACCGAATGACACTGTTGATTTTTACGCTCACAACTTTGCGAATTTTTATAAAATAAAAACAGCCACCGATTACTCGGTAGCTGTCTTATTTTGCTGTTTATTTAATTGGTTTACAATTTCCTGTGCTTTTTGTTCCTGCTCTTCTGCATCATCAATGGTTTTCCACAACGCATCTATATATGGCTTAGACAAGAGGAATGTCTTTTCAGCATCTCCCCAAAGCCCCACCGTTTTAATGGCAATAAGAGGATGTATGCCGCACTCTAAAAGCTGATATAGTGTTTGCGACTTTGTATACATATTGTCTTGCGGGCTATGATTGATTTGCACATCAAAATCCCTCATTGACAATTTCAAATCATTGTCCTTAACGCGTATTACATTTAAGACAACTTTTGCAAGTCTCTTCTCTGCCGATTTCACAATTGGGTCTTTTAATTTTGCTCTTGTCTTTGAAAAATCCCATCCAGCCCTTAATGATACTGCTCCTTGTGTATCTCCTCCAGAGTTTTGGGACTCTCTGTTTGGTATTGCTAATATTGCCAAGGCATTGTCCCACAAATCATCTTTTGCCACCTGACACTGGCTCTGATTTAGTTCCTGCGTCATAATCTCAACATCGGCTTTGTTATCCTTGTTATTGGACTTTACCGTCAAAGCATGGCTCATTTTCATCTCTTCAAACGTTTTTTGGTCGATTTCACAGTTCACAAACTTAACCCAGTACTGAACAAACTGCTCAATTCCATCCATTCTGTTTGACTGCATATTGTTTATGGCATCCAAAATACCTATGACAAGCTCAATATCAGAAATTCTCTCATGATTATTTGGAAACTCAACAATAGGTATACTTCCAAATGCGTGCAATTTCCATTCAGAAACTACTCCATTTTGAATTTTGCATGAATAATTGTCTGTATAGCACAGTTTGTACCATCTTCCATCTTCGTCCTTAAGCTCCTGTACGGCAATCACCGGTTCTTCCGTACTCCGATTATAAATAACACAAGTATTCATCGGAGTAGGGGCAACAATCTGAAATGGTATTTCTCCATTTGCAAATCTTACCGCCTTAAAAGATGTTCCGGTTGCTGACTGCCACTCTCCTGCTTTAATGTCTTTTTCCTGTTTATTCGCATCCACAAGATAGTCATTCAGCGCATCCACTGCCCGATTAATTTCATCATCATCTTTTCGACTGATAAACTGTATTGGCTCGCCATATGTCTGTCCTACTTTGAACTGAACAATCTCATACGCATGATTTTCTACTATTTTGTTTGTAATATCAGCATTTTGCACCTTTACACGGTATAAAACAGGCTGGTCACCTTTGTAATATCGCCAAAGATATTCTATGATGGTTTTGTTGTAATAAAAATTTCCGATGCAGTCTCCCACCACATTGACAATATTATCTGCTGTGATGGTTTCAACATCAGTATATAAAATTTTTCGCCCATAACAGCCTTTAACAAGATCTTGGAGAGATTTATTATTCATAATTGGCTCCTAAATAAACGTCATCCCACTGGATGTTGACCGGATTGGAAGAGATTTTAATTCCGTCTTCCCATTCTCCGGATAAAAAACAACTTTCTTGTGGCATTTTCTACATTCCACAGAAATGTTCATTGTTGAACGCCCATCGTGCGTGGCGACTTTTCTTCCGCACTGCGGACAATATATTGTTTTTGGTATATATACCATAAGGTCCTCTTTTCTTTGCAAAAGAAAAAGCACCGGAGATTCCTATTCGATGCTCTTCCAATGGGGGGATGGTAAAGTGTTCAACTATTTGTTGACTTCTTCGATTATAACTATATCAGAAAAAAAACGGACATATCGGACAACTTTACTCTTTCATAAATCTATCAAACGCTTTTCTCACGCTGTCTTCTGTGTTATTGCCTCCTATTTGGTCGGCAACCTTATTCCAAGATTGATTTTCTAAAAATCTAAGGTTAATTATTCTTCTAATTCTGCTATCATCAACGCTTGCAATAAATTCTTCAACCTCATTGGTTTTTTCCAGCAAATCATCTTCAAGCAACTGCAACGTGGCTTTTCTAGCATAAAGAAGTGTTTTCTTTCTGCTGTACTCTGGAAAAGGTATACCCTCAATCTTAAAATGCTGTTTACCGCCATCGCCGCCGCTAACAGAATCTATAACCATTTCTCCGGCTTCGATTTTACTTATATCTTTTTCAAGCCGTTCTATCTTTAATCTTACTTCTTTCACCTCTTCTTGCAGGTCTGAATATTGTGATAAAACTTCCTTTGTTACCATAAGATATTAATACCTCCTGAATGGGTTTTGCGCTGCTTCAACTCTTGCTATTCTTTTATTGCCATAAATCATGTCACATAATTGTGCCGTAGAGTCTATCCCGTCATCATGCTTCATTTTCCCTTCAAAAGTAGCAGACAAAATATTTTGAAAATACTTTCTGTACTCTTTTGTTTGATATTTCATGTCCACAAAATGAAGTTTTCGTATGTCTGGAGCATGATTTTTGATTCTATCCATTTTTGCAGTCTGATTGTCTGCCGGATCATGACTTGTGTTAATAGGGTATCCGTCTTTTTCCCATATTTTTTCACAGTCTGTGCGGTATGCTGATGTTGTCTTTGTTTCCTCAAAATGGACTTCTGCTGTCTTATTATTAAATTTATCTAAATGTCTTTCCATTCGTGAAGTAACTTCCGGTATGGTAATTTCCTTATCACCGTCATTGTAGACAACATCAGTAATATAATGTTCTCCGTCAATCTCATAGCAGATAGGCATTGATACAAAATCACCGCCACCATAAGCAGGGTCATTAGCTGCAAATATCCTATCAGGTCTTATTCCTTCAAGTTCTGCCGGATTAAAGAAATTCATAATATCGACATTGAACATCTGACCCTTTCTTTCAATAGGCTCCTGTTGATACTGTGCAAACCATGATGCCATATCGTCATTGTTTTCAAAAGATGCCATACGTCTTTTGTAATCAAGAGTTGTATATCCCAAATGATACGGATAATCAAAATTGCTTTCTCCGTTTTCATTTAGGGCAGGAATAATAACCTCTCTGTGCCGTATGCCTTTGTATTCAGGATCATTTTGTAATAGGTCTAAACGTCTACCTTGAACGTCCTTTTTCGCCCAACGTGTTCCTATCCCCAACAATTTAGCCTTTCCAGGCTTAATTCTCGGCATAAAGTTGTTGTCGAATTTTCCCCATACAGTATTTTGCCTGTCTTCACTCAATGCTTCATCAATACCGCTGAATAAGTCATCATAAACTCCAAGCCCGTCACAGTCACAAGCACCATTCAATGTTCCGTAAATGCTTCGCATTGTAAATGTTGGGTATGTTTTTTTACGTATAAGGTCTACTGTCAAATCTTTTCCGTCAGTAACCAACTTTTTCTCTACTATATTTGAATATATTTCAGCATACGTGTATGTCGGGTCCGTAATCATTTCTATGATACCGTCATAGTAACCACCAGTAATTTTGTCTGAATATGCCGAATACAGATTAGATCGCTCTGGCCTGTTAGAACCAAACCACAGATTTCCCATTTTGACTATTTGTGTCTTGCCGATTCGTCCAGGGCAAAATACCATTCCTTCGTCCAGCACATCATCGTACAGATCTTGAATAAGCTGCGCTACCTGCCGTAATGGATTTATTCTCGGCTGATAAAATCTCTCTTCTACCGGTCTATTCTTTTCCATGTATAGCATGAAACTTTCAAATCGGTAATGTGCTTCAATCAGAAGAATTTTGTAATAGTCATCAACAAGGGTGTATTTTTCTTCATGTTGTTGGCTGTATTTTTCAAGGTCAAGTATTCTACCGCCTGTCCTACCCATGCAAAAACGCTCTACAATGCCCTTAGAACGGCTTGTAAGTTGTAATCCATACTGAATATCCTTTTCTGTATTTATTGCCACTCCTGCCGCTTCTATGTACGCGTCAATGACCTGTTCATCTATTCCATGTGTATTTATGTAATTTTCATATCCATTTACTGTGGAAATTAGGCTTGAACTTGCCAAAAAAAAAGCACCTCCGCAAAAAAGCAGAAGTGCCTTAAGACCTCTGCCAATAATTTTTGTTGGTTAGCGACTAACTCCGTTTGTTAGCCGGTAATAATTTTTAAATTCTTGCTGTACAGTGTTCTGCCTCAAATTCCTTGTTTTCTCCGTTATAAATTGTGACTCCATTCTTGTCCGTCTTGTATCTATCAAACACACATACAGTATTTATGCCATTTCCAACACAGTCTGCATGAAAGTCTATGTTGTATACCTTTTTCTGCCATTTTCCGTTAGCATAAATCTTTGTGTAACCGCCTTTTCTAGTTTTGATTATAATTTTTGAACGTGTTTTTTTCATTTCCAATGCACCTTAAACCCTTTCGCCGTATAATTACCAACTGCCTGTTTCAGTTCTTCCTTGCTTTTATATTCCTCTCGAAGCATGATTGCTACCTTGTTCTTTTCCACAGCGTATATGCCGCAGGTAACAGCTTTGCTCGCCGTATCAAGGACTGCTTTATACTGTTTGCTGTTCATCTCGTATGTGCTGTTATTGATATTTACAATCATTTTTCATAAACCTTTCAAAATCTTCCATGCATTTATAGCACAAGTCGTATGTGACATTTAAAATACCATTTTTTGTAATCGAATTTCCGCACAATATTCCTTTTTTAATTTCTGCACCACACATGTCGCAAGTGTACCATTCTTTGCTATGCTTCATCGTGAATATCCTCCCAAACTCTGCAAAATTCCTTGAATGTTTTCTTGTCCATCAGCGAAGCTATTTCATGCAAGTTTACAATGTTAATTTCTACATCTTGCTCATATTTCACATCGGCAATAAGGTTTATATTGACCATTGGAAGGCTTCCAGCATAATGTTCTATTTTATACGAACTGCATAAGCACTGTTCGCCATCAACTGTAACTTTAGCACATGCCTGGTGTCCTTCTATTGGTTCTACTTTGAATTTATGTATATTACTCATTCTTCCACCAACTTTCTACCACACATCGGGCAAAATTCAATTTCCATTGCTATCGCTACGTTCATTCCATTGCTACAACATTTAGCATACTGTGGACATTTATCAATATGGCATTGAATAACATTTATATAGCCCAATTTTTTGATTTTAAATTCTCCATATGCAGTTTTATATGATTCTTTCCCATTGCAAAAATCACACATTTCAATTACTTCCTAATAAACCTATGTTCACAATCTTCCAAAGTTGTTACTTCTATCATTTCCGGTTCATGTCTGCAAATCCTTCCGTTTGAATCAATATATGGTTCCAGTTCTATCTTTGTACGTAAACCATATGGAGTTTTGCAATAAGGGCACGCTTTCTTGTCACTTTCAATTGGTGCGCCACAATTTACACAGTTTAAAATCATGCTCATACCTCTAATTAAAGCACCTTACTAAGCGGATATACAAAATTGATGTGTCATGAAAAACACCAAGAAGGAGAATTTACGGAATGGATCGTTAAACCCATTCCTCCATCGGAACGGCAGGAATCGGACCTGCGACCGCTCGGATATAAGCCGAGTGCTCTGCCAACTGAGCTACGTTCCGTCACAGCGCGCATAGCGCGCCGTTTATGATAGTATTTTTGATCTTTTTATTTTGCCGACGTCCACTAACACCGAATAATTGCTTACGCCGAGTTTTTTCTTGCAAAAACCGAATGCCAGTGGACTTAAGCTATACTGGATGCTCCGACTTCTCAGACTGGTGCTCAGCGTCACTGTCAAGATCCAGAACGTCGGTTTCTCCCGCATGTTTTTTTCTGCTTATATGTATTCTTCCGACCGTAGTTAAAATCTCCGGCAAGAAGCGAATACCAAATATCGGGTCATACAAAACCATATCATCATCTCCACATTGCAAATATATTGACAAGAAACAATGCAATAAGTGATCCCCAGACTGCCACAGCGTCCTTTTCGTTGCTGCTATCTCTTCCAAGCAAGAAAAACGTCAAAATCGCAAGGGCATCAAATGTTGTTATGACTGTTTTTAAAATCAACATGATTTACCTCCATTTTCAAAACTGCCCGTACCGGACTCGAACCGATAAATGCTGGGATCAAAACCCAGTGCCTTACCATTTGGCAAACGAGCAATGCAAGCAATCTATTTCTCCGGCATATAGTAAACAAGGTTATCAAATACTGTTGCTGCCATCCTTGGATCATCCATCTTGACGCATCTAATCGGTGTATTTTGTGATGCTGCAACTAATGCAGAGACTTGTTTCTCGTCCATATTTGTGCAAACTACCTGTACAGGCGCATATGCTTTATGCATGTCCATAAATACTTCTGCTGCTCGTTCTGGTGTAGCATATTTCCCAATGGCAAAAGTTCTTCCATCAAAAGTAGCGCTTATGCATTCATAGCTTGTTCTAAATTCGGTCCGGTCAAAATCAAGCGAAACGTCTTTGCTTTGTGATACTACTCTCATACTTTTCCATCCAATCTCTTTTTGTTTTTGAGGATATTTAAAGGACTTAGTAGTGCTGATTTTCTCAACCTATCAAACCCCCTCCCCCTCCATGCAGAATCATGCTTTGAACATTGATAAATTGTTTGAATTGTTCGTTCAATTCCATTCGTATTTTACAACTATTCGCAAAACCCTTGTTTTGCGTAATGTATCAACGATTTAATGCGCCTTAAGACCATTAAACACTGGGCTTTAAATTGTTTGAATTGTCTATCACGATTTCACCATTATCTGGGCTTGAATTGTCAAAGTTGTCCGGCAATCTCGCACAATTCCCGCCTCCCAGTTTTGGAAGCTCCGAAGCTGTCAATGCTCTTGCTCTGGCTCCCTGGTCTCTTACGCCGGGCATATTAAAGCCGCAATACTTGTTGAGTGACGGCATGTAACACATGGGATTGTTTTTCCCGGAGATCTGCAAACCTACAAGACTTTCTTCCCTCATTTGGTCAATCTTTTTGCAAATGTCGGAACCTGAAGAGCCTAGCTGCACGCCATTAACCCACCCATTTAACGTATCTCTATGTATTCCGGTAAAGAATGTAAACCCAACAATATTCACTACTTTCTCGTAGTCATTACACAGGTCTATATATATATCTAATACCTCGTTAACCTTATCTGTATCATAGGCATTATTAATATTATTATCATCCTTTAAGTACTTTGGATTAACTTTAAATACATTCTCATAGACATATTTACAGCAGTTATACCATCTGTTCTGCGATACTTTGCACATGTCCTCTACATGTCTCTCTTCCATCCAGAGATTTATATACATGTCAATATCACTTTTAAAAACATCAACTGTATTATTTACTTCCTGCATTTCAACTGCTGACATGTTATATATCTCCTCTCTCCAGTACTGGAATACTTAAAATAAAAAATGCAACTGATACAATCAGATCATGATGATCTCGACTGTACCGGCTGCATGAAGTCCGTTTCTTTCGGGACCTCGACGGTTGCCGCCGCCCGTTGCCCGAATGCTTTTTAATTTAATAAAACAATATCATTCTATCATTTTCTTGTCAAGGTATATTTTAAAATTAAATTTTAAGCCTGTATATTATATATATTATTTATATAAATATACTGCCTTATTTATAATATATATTTTTATATTACAAGAGAGAATATACTCTTTCTCTAACTCTAGTGTCTTACTCTACGTTGCAAAAATGTTGCAATTTGTTGCAGAGGTGTTGCATTGCAACAAAACTGGTACAATTCTATCATTTTTGTCCTGTCCGTAATAAAATTATCACTCTTGGAATTTTGTAAAATTCTTACAAAGAATTTCTATGTTTTGCACAAAAAAGACGGCTATTTTCATGCCGCCCTTTCTATTTATCTATGCTACTTTGTCAAGTATTTTTCTAATGTAATCAACACCTTTTTGAAAAACAAGGGTTTTAATATTTATCCGGATTTCTCCCGGTCTGGCTTCATATTTCTGTTCTATAACTCTAAAATATCCACAATCAATATATTTCTGATATGGTTCATTGTTCTGTTTCAAAATTCCGTTATTTCTAAGAATTTCAAAAAGCTTGTTTCTACCAATTCCCGGGAAGTTCAAAACCTTAGCGACCTGCCCTATATCAATAGCGTCTTTACTATCGGTTGCGGCATCGAAAAATTCTTCTTTCGGCTTCATCCTCTCGTTTTCGGTCAAGAGAAATTTATTCTTTTCCTCAAGCTCTTGTTTTCTTTCCAGTGCATCAGCGTAAGCCCTTAACGCTGTAGGGTAATCTTTCGGGATTTCGTTTTGATCTTTGTTGAAATAGTTGTCAACAAGTCTATCATACACATCCCAAGCAATATCATTGTTTAATGATTTTGCATGAAGAAACGCGCCTTTCTCTGTCCAGAGATACAGACGATTAAGATTACTTGGCAAATCGTGAATTTCACGAAACGCCCGGAGTTCTTCTCCATCAAGCAAAATAAAATGTTTACCCTCTTTATACCGCCCTTTGTTATGATTAAAATTGTATGAAATCGTTTTACTATCTGTTCCATACGCGTCCGCAATCTGCTGTGTTGTGAGTACGCGAATATTTTTATACTCCGTCACTGTTAAATTATTCATATACATAAACCTTTCAATTTCTTTCAAATATAGTCATCTTGTGTAAAACTTAGCGTCATAATATCCTTAGTAAAACAAAATTGTATATTTTATCTTGCGTAGGTTTGTATATCTTTTGTAAATTCGTCTTGTTTCCCTGCACCACCTCCAAAAATAAAAACACGAAAGATTTCCCAACTTTTTGGGAATTGTCTTTCGTGTGCTTTGTTTGACTTGGTATGGTTTTTGTGTGTCGGGCTGGATTTTCTCCAGCCCTTTCTTTTAATTGTCTTCAATACCCTTTTGAGTATCATCAATCAGCTGATCGACCATCTTTTCCGCTTTTTCATAATCCTTAGACTTCAAAACTTCTTTGAGGTCTTTCAGATCCTGTAAAAGCCTTCTTAAGTAACTTTTAAATACACTCATATCTTCGCTCATTTTTCTCCTTTCCGGCTTTCGCCTATTGCCTTTCGACAATATTATAATAACATTAAAATATAATTTTGTCAACACTAATTTTAGTGTTTTAAAAAAATCTTATTTTTTCTTCATCAGTCGGAACGATTTCCAATACATCCGACGGCTGACATCTTAAAATAATGCAGATCGTGTTAAGCGTGTCTGTAGTGATTCCCTTCCCTTTTCTCAAATTCTGCATAGTCGCTTCACTCATTATCTTCTCTTTTCTCATCCGAGTAGAAGTGTATCCGTGTTTTGAAAGTTCTTTTAATACATCTATTTTATAATTAAACATTTTTTCACCTCACATTTTTTATTTACTACATTATATATAGAATCACTCTAAAAATCAACATGAAAATATTTTACAAGAACACTCTTTTTAGTGTTGACATGCACTAATATTAGTGTTATTATAATCTCAACAGGAAAACAAAGAACACAAAAACAGGAGGGAACGATCATGAAAGTTAAAATTAAAATTGAGGGAAAGATAAATGATACTTACACTTTTCAGCAACCAGAAGAGGGAAATATCCTTGACGAACTGGCGGCGATCATCGAAGAAATGAAAGCCGGAAGAATTGAGAAAGTAGAAATTGAGAGGGAGGCGTAAACATGAGAACATACGAACAGGATTTAAAAGAACTTAATATTTCAGCAGAAGAATTTGATAACATAATTTCACACATTTACGATAAAACAGCCGATGAAATGGCGGCGCTTGCCAAGGCGATTAAAAGCGGCGCGGCTGTTCTCCCGACTGTAAAAAGAGCATTTGAACGCGTTCTTGCAATGAGACCGGAAGAAAGACAGGATGCATATAATATTTATTATGGTGACTTAAACACGATGTGTTATAGCTGTAAAAAATGCGGTATAAGTTGTAACGGTACAATTTGTAAAACTTGGACTGGTTGCGCAATGAAAAATTAAGTCGAAACGGCGGAAGCTGCCGCCGTCTGCAGGAACTGCCCTACCTGCACCGATGAGACAGGGCGCATGATGAAAGGATGGTTGATTTTATGAAGATGATGACACTTGAAGAAGCGAAAGAATACACACGCCAAAAGTTGGCACCGTATTACAGCAACGAGCGAATCGAGAACGTTGTAAAACAGTATGTTTCCGTTGTCCGCCCAGGCGTTGTCTTAGTTGAAAATAAAAATGTGGGACTTATGGAACTGTATCTATAGGAAAATGAAAGGATGGTTGATCTTATGAAGTATTACAGAGCAGAGATCGAAGACGATAATTTCGAAATAATTTTAGCCGATAGCGAAGAGGATGCTATCAATCAGTATTTTGAGTTAGGAGAAAAACACGATTTATTTAATCTGATAGAGCTAAATGATGATTATAATGAGGTTCGCACAATTTTATAAATTAGGCAAGCGGCGGCGTTTACCGGGGTTCGATTCCCCGGCTTGCTTTTACCAAAAAATTTGAATATGGAGGAAAATTGAAGTATGAGAAAATTATTTTTATTAAAAAAAGGCAGAATAAACTTTTATGCATGCCTGTATGACTGTGGCATGTATACAATCGACCGAATTACAAAAGGATTCGGCGGAATTGTGACAACATTTGAAACACTGGAAGAGCTTGAAAAATATGCTGCTGAAAACGGATATAAAAAAGCATAATAACCGCCGCAGAGGATGCACGCCGGAACCACTGCCGGCGGCGGTTCTACCCGTAAGGGAATTTTATTTTTTTAGGAGGATTTACAAATGACTTATCAGAACGGAGCACAGACAGTTTTTCAAATCACATGCATGGGAAGCGTTTATAGCGTTGAAGATGGATTTTTCAGAAATGACGGCAAAGGAACGGACTTTAAAACGTTTAACGATGCATGGGAAGTTTTTAAAACTCTTCCAGACTGGGAACAAAACGCCGCAGAAATAGAGGAATTTTAAGCCGGGCACCCCCGGCTTTTTCCAGTGCCCGGATATATTCCAGCTTGACAAGATACACGCCCGGTCATATAATGACGTTTAAACAAACGCGTATAAGCCATTTTAAGGCTTGCGCAAGGCAATGCAGTACTTTTATATATTCACAGCACGAAACGCCTGCAAACCGTTTTTACGACGTCGCAAACCTGTAAACACTGTGTTTATATTGCTGCGTTGGCATCCGGCAGCATGTCAGACAGTGCCGATCTGCTGATCGCGACGATGCGCACTATCCCGGCAGCTCGCCGGAAGCATCCAAAAAACCACCAGCAGACATCCGGTACACATCTGGAGACATCACCGGCAGCCCGCCGGGGTGTGAAAATTCTGATTTCTGATCTCAAAATCGAGCCGTTTTCCAAGAAGAAAAAAATTCAAAAGTTGAAAAATGAGATTCCAACTGTGAAAAGACAATATGCACAGTAAATTATTATGCGTCATTTCGCAACTTGTGAAATTTGACTAATTCGTTCTCTTCTCTTCCTCTGACTCTCAGTCTGTTTCTGTTTTTTCTGTGATTTTGTTGTTCTTGTTCCCATTTGAAAACCTCTCATTGACCTTCTGGTTGCGTGATTTATAATTTACAATCTTTACATCGGTGTTTAATTCATCCGGTATCTTCCCGACGATCAACACTGTATGTGGCTGCAACATGTCGATCATAACTTTGAATCCCTCGCAAAACTCTATCCGTGCCGCCTTTGCCCGCACTCTTCCATTTGTGCATACAGCGATCACACCACCCTTACTGTACCCGGCAAAACAAAGATCATAATTATCTTTGTCCGGGATGCCTACGGACGGTATAACGCGGATCCCGTTCAGCAGCATGTAATGTGCAAGCGCATGATTCCGGTACACATTATACAGATTCAAAGCAAACGGCATACCACAATCGCCTGTAGCAATACTGAAATCCGGCATACAGACCGAGTGGAAACACTTCAAGTGCTCTAGGTATTTATCCGGGTTATTCCACAGTCTTTGAAACTTTGAATCGTCAATATAGAAATTCACATTTAATTTTCTATGCCCTTTTATCTTTTGTGAAAAGCTCTCTCCAAAATCTATGGAGTCCTCCGGCAAATAATCCAAGCTGCATGCCGGGACAATCGGGATCTGATATTTTTCATCAAGCTCCGCTCCATAGATCATATATTCTTTCATAACATCAAAAGATGTATGACATCCATTGTACAATACTATCACCCCAAAAACATTTTACTATTTTTCTTCTTGACAAACAACTTCTTTTGTGAAAAGCAAAGAACGTGCGGCGTAATCACTTCTGCTTAGTTCATTTATCAGCTTTTCCCTTGTCATTTCCGGGTTTGTTCTGTGAATATACCGCAGCAATTCATCTATTTTGTCCACTATGCTGCCCTCCAATCAATGTTTGACATCAGATCATCCAAAAGATAGATCAAATCAGTACCGTACAGGCTGATCCAGTCCGCAAGATACTCTTCCTGCTCAATCGGCATATGAATGTTATAGGAAAAGCAAAAACAATGACAAAGTTCATGAGCCAGTATTTTGCGCAAATAGCCATTTTTCGGTTTATCTGAAACATATATAGCCCTGTTGTTCCAATCTGTCACAGCAAGGCTGATAGAGCCATCAGATCGCATCAGCTTACTGCTTGTACCGCGGACAAATTTTATTTCCCATTCAATACCATTTATCACAAACATATTTTACCTCCAAAAAAAGAAACCACCAGCCAAATATCAGCCAGTGATTTCTAAATTTAAAGTTATTCTTCTTGCTCTTCAATCAACAAATAATTAATGTACCTTGTTGCTGTTCCAGCAAGTTCTTTGCTGTAGTCTAGCAAGTCCATCTTGTACTCCGGTTTATGCCCATATGTGACTGTATAGAACTTTTCCACAAGTTCTAAGTTATGTAAGTCAGACAATTCCACAAGAATTTTGTGATATAAAAATTTTCTCGTCCATCCGAACCGGTCACAGATAATTTTGAGTTTCCAGTTATTTTTATTAAACCATTTACCACTTTCTATCTTTTTTACGATGCTCCAGCGTGAAAACGGGTCTTTCTCCGGAATTTCAGCCTGCGGATTTTTCAGAGCCTGTTCCATGTCGTGGAAGCGATTGATGTATTGAGCTGTGAAAGCCGTTCCTTTTACTCCGGTCAACTTGTGGGCGATAAATTCGCAACCTTTCTTGGTAATGTCAAAACATAGGCGTTCTTTCCCTTGCTCGTCCTTATAGGTGTTTTCTCTGAAGAAATCAGCCACATCAATTTTGATTTTACCTGTAATATTGTTTTGTTCCATCTGTTTACAGTACCTTTTGATATCTCGTAACATGTTTGCGTGTGTCTTTTCGACCATTTCCGCAACTTCCATGCTGGTTAGAGTTTGCTCTAATTGTTTCATCTGAATATCGTTCATCAGCAAATCCCACATTTCTGTTTAAATGAAAGTATCGTGTTCAAAATAAACTGCAAAAATTTTTCGTCCTGTATGTTCTGAATTTCTGTAATTAACTGTTCTTTCATCTTGTACCGCCTTTCTTGTCAGATGCAAGGTTACTTGTAAAAATCCAGACACATCTTAAAAAGTGTTCGCTAAGTAAATTCAGATTTTTTGTAATTTCTTCAATATACAGTTCTCTCATAATAATCTACCTTTCTTTCAAAAAATACTTGATTTTCCGCAAGGAAATGATAGAATATATTTATCAGTCCTTGCGGATTGGTGTTTTAAGAGTAACTTCTACTTGTCTATGGTGTA